GTACGAAATTGTTACCTGCACCTCCTGTGATTGATGTTGAGCCTGAAGTCGTTCCGCAGAAAAAGCCTACAGGTACCTCTGTTGTAGGAGGTCAGGTTTTGGTCAATGGTCAACCTGTTGAAGTAGGGCCTGAGGGTTATACTGCACCGGGTGTACGAATAACAGGTCCAGTTCAAGGCATTGATGAACCTATACCGGATAATCTATCAGAAGATAAGCGGGCGCAATTGGAAGAAGCGCTGGCTATGCGAGGGCAAATTAAAGAAGTTAAAGCAGCCAGAGAAGCAGGAGAGACTATACCAGAAATGGAACCGGTGAATGACGCTATGGGTACTTTCATAGAATTACAGCGACAAAATCAACAACAAGCACCGGAGCAACAACCGCCAGCGCAACAGCCTGAACAACCCCCTCAAGGAATGTCTGTACCATCGGCTGATGGAACAATTGTACCCGGCTTAAGGCAAATAGGGCTTGGGGGTAATCCAGATGCTCTTTCTCCACCACCAATAAAAGGTGCACGTGCTGAAATCGAGAGTGATATACAGGCCAGCAATTCTAATCACGCTCAAGGGCTAAATGATGATGATGAAAATGTTGAAGAAAAGTTGGAAGAAGTAGGCGGTCAGAAGACCCCTGACACAAGTCAGGTAAGTCCAGAACAATTGGCAGCATTCGGAGCAAACATTCAGCCTCCGCCGACTCAACCGGGTGTGAAGGTTATGCCTCTGGGTGGAGGAGACCCCAATAAGATAACCAGTTGGGCACCACAAGAGCAAGAGGAGGCTTGATGTGTGTCTGATGTCAATAATCTCATCAAAGAGATGGATAGACAAATGTCTGCCAAATCTTTCAAATTCTTTTTCACTGATATTCTAGGTTTTGAGTATTCTGACCATCATCAGTCTTGGGAGTCCGGGCTGAATGAAAACCGATACTACTGCGTTAAGGCGTCTCGTGACCACGGTAAATCTGTATTCTTCATGTCCTATGCGCTTTGGATAGCCGCATTCAAACCTAACACTCACATTATGGTGTTCAGTCACAGCCTTGAGCAGACATTAGAACACATGCGTTTCATTCGCAACAATATAGAGACTGCTGATATTCTCAAAGATTTGAAGCCACAAGGTAAGCCTTGGGCCAAGTCTTACTTTGAATTCACCAATGGTTCCCGTATCATGGCAAAGTCGGTCGGTGGTGCTACTCGTGGTTTCCACCCTGACGTTGTAGTATGTGACGATATTTTGTGGGGAACAACTGCATCCGAGTTGTCTCGTGCTGCAGATTGGTTCTATACTGTCTTACTTCCAGTTCTGCACCACTCAGGTCGCCTCATGATGGTCGGCACTCCATTCTCATACAATGACCTGTACGCAGAACTGGAAGACAAGGATACTTTCCAAGTTGAGACTTACCCTGCGATTTTGGCCAACGGGGAACCGCTTTGGCCAAGTCGATGGCCACTTGAACAACTCAAGATACGTGAGGAATCGATGCCTGCAATCAAATTCGCTCGTGAGTATTTGTGCGAGCCGATTCACGATATGTCGAGCATGTTCCCAATGAGCCTGTTGGAAAAGGCACGTGATTCTAATTTGATTCTACTCGATAGAGCAGAGCAGGAGTTTGATGAAGAAGGTGAGCCCGCTGGTGTATTTGGGCAGCATTTCCTTGGGTGGGACCCTGCGATTGCCAGTGATTCCAATGCTGACTATACAGCCATGACTGTTCTGAGAGTGCTTCCAGATTCTGAAGAGAAGCAACTGGTCTATGTCTTGAATGAAAAGGGATTGACTGGTAATGCTCAGAAGAGGCAGATTGTTTTACTGAACAACCGATTTCGACCTGATTTAATCGAATTGGAAGGGAACAACTTCCAGCGTATGTTTGAAGCAGAACTTCGGGAAATGCGCAATGATATCCCTATCAAGACATTCATGACCACTCGTCAACGCAAAGAGAGTATGTTCATGTCATTACTCATGGCATTTGAGCAAGGTAAAATCAAAACACCTTGGGGCAATGAAAAGAGCAAAGAGTTCACTCGTGCTTTAGAGACGCAACTGTCTCGCTTTGGTATGCAGAAGAATGGTCGATTGGAATCGGTAGGAACTCATGATGACTTGGCTATGTCACTCGCATTGGCCAATTGGGCAACGAAAGAGTTCCGTGGTTCAGTCATTGACTTGGATGATTATGTACCCGAGTTCGGAAACTGGCTGACAGATACTCCAAGTGGCTCGATAGCGGGTGTAAATTGGTATGTTGCCTAAATGATTATATGACACCAAAAGTGGGGAGCAATTATGTGGGCGAGTCTGAGTGTTGGGGAATCGAACCAATCTATTGAGATGGGTCACGAGATTCTGAACACTATTGCCTCCAGTCTCTGTAGCCACCCCTTGGTGAACAATGATATCGCTAAATCAATTGCTTCAGAGACACTGTTGTTCACGGAAGAAGAAGTTCCTCAACCTCAGTACGCCCCTTTTTCTCCTACCGGCGAAGGTTGGTTTGAAGATGTCATCGGTAAGAGCGCCAATGACATTATCAGAGAATTAAGGAAATCTCGCCGTGTGATGAAGGATTACAAGGAAGACATCGATAAGGCAATTGAGAATATCAGGACCCTTAAGCGATTGGAAGTAGAGGCTACCTTAGCCAAGATGTCTTGGTCTGAACCTTACCGAGATACAATGCGACAGTTGGGATTGTCTGACAAGACTATGAAATCTCTCCGTTTGTTTGGCGACAGTCGTCAGCACAGTATTATTCGTGCTTGCAATACTTGGGAAAGCGCTGAATCTGCACTCAAGCAACTCGATGAGTTTGAGGATGTTTGGGGAGATGAAGAGAGAAACGCTTGGCTTAATGCCATGCAACTCAAGAAAGATGCGAGGAAAATGTGGTCCAACACTTTGCATCAATTCGATGCATTGGGTGAAGAGAAGAAGAAGTGGCTGAAGATGGCGAAGGCTGAGTTAGAAGAACATGGTTCTATGACAGCCCGAGTCATTACAGAGAACCTCATTGAGAAGGGAGTTCCTAGACTCAATTCAACCCGCATGTCCAAACTTCTGAATATGTATGGAGAAGAGATTTGCATCATTAAGTCCCCGAAGAAGGGAGAATACATGTGTATCAATCGTGACGGTCTGATTATCAAAGACCCTTGGGCTTATGCAGCAGGCTTCCTTGATGCTGATGGCTACATCACCATCACTGAAAGAGGAGAGCCTCGGGCTGGATTCATCGCTACAGGCGAGAGAGGCCGAATGCACTGTGAAACATTGCACAAGAATATCGGGGCTGGCGTGCTTCAACTTGACCAAAAGGTCTACCAAGATGGACAAAGAAGTCAGCACCGGGTGACATTTTACTCAAAGGATGATTTAACCAAGTTATTGGATGGAATCACTCCACATCTATACATGAAAAATATGCAGGCCAAGGCCGTGGTTGCTTATTTGAATGAGGATGACCCTGTTAGAAAAACTCAATTAAAGAGGTTCGTTCAGTTCTCTAATCGTGACGGAACCACTAAGGGAGAAGAGTCATTGGCCAAATGGGGCGTAGACAAGGACACGGTCATGAGTTGGGCGGAGGGCATCTAATATGGTAGAGAAAAAGAGTAGAGTAGGAAGGCTATTGGATTCAATTACAAATCCATTTCGTCGCCGTCGAACTCCTGAACCTCAGATGCCTCTTTGGACAACCGGTATTCAAGAGCCGGTCTTGGTTCAGGGGATTACCATTCCAGCACTATATGCTGTCGCTCAAGAGAACCTCATCCTAAGAACTGTACTTACAACTCTTCAGCAAGAGATATTCCGCCGTGGATATTACTGGGAGAAGAAGTTCAACAAGAAGTGTACAGATTGTGAAGCAGAGTTCCAGCACGATGTTGATAGTTGCAAGGATTGTGGGAGCGAGAATCTCATTGAGCCCAACCCGGACCAATTGGTTTATCCTCGTTGGTTGCTTGAGCAGCGCAACTCTATGGAGCAAAGTTTCATGGATGTTCTGCGTGAAATTGAATATGACCTCAATATCACCGATGATGCATTTTTGGTCTTGATTAAGGAATACTACATCGACCCAGAGACCAATGAAATGGCATTCTATAGAATCAAGGAAATCCTTAGAGGCGACCCAATTTTCATGCGTATCATTGCTGATAAGCGTGGTGTACGTGGCGGTCGATTCCGAGTTTGTCCTATTCATCGTGACCAAGTTAAATCCTATTCTGAAGAAGAGAAGTCTTGTCAAACTTGTGGCCACTCATTAGAGGATGTCCACCATGTCAATACGGCTGGTAGTGGTAAGACTCAATATTACCTGAAGGGAGAAGTCATTCACGTTAGTAAGTATCATCCTACCAAACTGTACGGTCGCAGCCCAGTGTCTACTCTTTGGCGTCAGGCGATGACTTTGACCGCTATGGACAACTACATGTACACTGCTTATTCCAAACGCCGTGTCCCTCGTGGTTTGATTTCTGTTTCTACAGACAACCCAGAATCAATGCGCTCATTCTTCAAGGCTATGGATGAGAAATTGGAACGTGACCCACACTACATTCCGAAAGTGGCTGTCGAAGCACAGGGAGGAAAAGGTGGAGTCAGTTGGACGAAGTTCATGGATACCCTTGAAGAGATGCAGTATATCCCTGCACGTGATGAAATGCGTCAGCGAATCGCTGCATTCTATGGTGTATCCAATGTCTTCATGATGGACACCGGTAAATCCGGCGGACTCAACAATGAGGGTATGCAGATTCTTGTCACCAACCGTGCGGTTGAATTCGGGCACAAAGTGTACACAGAGCACCTGTTCCCTCGCTTGGCATCGGAGATGGATGTCACTGATTGGAAATTGACACTGTATCCGAATGAAGAAGAAGACGAGGTCACTCGTCTACGACGTGATGAGATGGAAGTCAATATCGCACAGCGTATGATGATGATGGGCTACCAGCCTACTTTGGTTGAGGATGCGAATCGTGACATTCGCTTCATTTTCAAACAGCCTGACCCTGCAGCGCAACCACCCGGTGGAGCACCTCCGGGAGGAATGCCTCCGGGAGGAATGCCTCCGGGAGGAGCACCTATGCCCGGAATGCAAATGGGAGGAGGCATGGGAACGCCGGGAGCATTACCAAGTCGCAACATTAGTCCACAGGGTGCAGCCCAAATGGCAAGGCAGGCTCAGATGGGCATGCCTCAGCCGGGTGGAGAGGGGATGGGAATCCGCACTCCAAGAGGCCCAGCGAGCCCTCAGAATAGAACATCGATGGGAGCGGGCTCACCGGTCTCCAGCGTTCAACAAAGAGGCATGCCACCGGGCCCTGTTCAGCAGGCTTCTCAAGGCATTTTAGATGCGAGGCAGTTCAAGGGTGCTTGAGGAAGGTTAAAGTCTTGGTATGTGGTGGGCTTTGCATGGACCTGAAGAAATTGGACCCTATGGCTAGGAAGATGCGCACACATGTTGATGCATTTTACAAGGCTTTGGAAGATAACGATGGCTTTGCTGCTCGCAACCACATCAATGAAATTATCAAGTATGCGGACTATCTTTCGACTGATGTCGAGAGTGCAGTTATGAAGAGTGAAGCGATTTCTGGAGTTAACGACCGATTTGCTGGTGGTGTCCCGGTTATGAAGTTCAATCAGGTTGAGAAGATTCACCCTGCTTCAACTGATGTCCTTCCGGGTACCATTCGTACAAATCGTATCGGCAGCATCATGCGACCACAGAGCAACCGAACACTTTGAGGTGATTGAATGAGCGATGAGAGGGAAAATGTCGCTGAGCGCCTTATGGGTGCTTTGATTAGCAAAATGGAGAATATGGATAGTAATCTCCAATTGCTGAAAGCCGAGAATGAACAATTGAAGCGCATGATGGATAATCCTGCGGCTTTATTGCGCAAGGCAGGTTTTGTTTCTGCAAGAAGCCAAGCCCCTGAAGATATCTTGCCAGATGTTTTCCGTGGAGAAGGAGATGACTTCCTTCTCAAAGGAGAAGATGGCCAAGAGATTCGTGTCCCTCAGACCAATGCCGATTTCCACACAATGGATTGGTCTGACATCCACGCATTGGCTGACCAAGCCAAGAGCGTAGGTGCTATCGGCAACCAGACTGGTATGGAGTGAATTGGATGAAGCCACGTTTTGAGCCCCGTAGTGAAGAAGTAGAACGCCTTATCAAAGAGGCAAATGAACTTGAAGAGCGTCTTGCTAAAGCCGTTCCTGACTATACACAGAAAGAAGGCTCAAAGGTTGGACAAGAACGATTTATGACTCAATCTGGTGGCAAAGACAATGTTCAAGCAGCACACTATTGGACCAACAACGTAGTCCCTGAAGTAGAGGATGTAAAGAACAAGGGTGCGATTTCTGAGAAGAGCAACGTCTTAGACAAGAACCCACACTATCCGACTGCAATGAGCACTTTGGAATCTCACCTTAATGACGCTGGTGGCTCTGGCCCTGTCATGAAATCGCTCGGTGGCTCTGAGGAGCGAATGGCTATTCAAGACCTCAAGAAGTCTATAGAGAGCCTTGCCCGCCGTCTGGAGTGAACGGCGGGTGGTGAAGGATGAGAGAAGGTCCATTAGACACTCTTGACCGAAACCGTAAGACATTCCTATATGCCTTAGTCGATGGTATCGGTAAGGCTGATGCTGGGGCAGATTTCTATTTGTCAGCAGTTAATGCTGAGCGCAGAGGCTATACTCTTAGTGTAGATGACGAATCACTCATCAAGATGTTCTACTCTGTCTTGAAAGAAGAAGACTGGCAATTCCAAGATTATTCTGGGACAGAGGATTTTTCGACAGAAGGTGGTGCTGGGGCTGGAGCCGCTTCTGATTCAGAAGGAGGGGGAGTAACAGCCGCTTATGACCATTATTCTGGGCAAGAATTACTAGGCGGAGCATATGATTCCGAAAGAGTCATTCCGCCAAGGTTTGACCAATCTCTTGTTGGAAGACAGGTCAATATGGCACAAGGTGATGCTCGCAGTGACCCTTACAAAGACCACAATTATTTCGACCATAGATTTAATCCGCTTTATCGGAACGCACAGACTGGCCATGCTCCAGAAAAATTGAGGCTGTTGCGTGATTTCTATTTGGCAGAATCACCGGAAGCCCAGTCAAGAAGTCAAATTGACGGCAATAAGGAAATGGCTTGGGAAGACCATTACGGTAGCCTTGACCGTCCAGAATATCACTTCCTGAGAAGACCCAACCACTATGGTCAATTGGACATGACTAATCATGACCTATACGAACAGAACTACCTTCGGTGGAAAAATGGCAACGATGTGCTTGTTCGTAACATTGAGTCACAACTTGAAGGGAAGAGTCGTGATGAGATAGACCACGTGTTGCGCCAAATGCACATGGATGATGCTATGGATAACTGGATGTCGCCTGAAGTTAATGAAAATGGTATTCCTAAGGGACTAGGTATGCTTGATTATATGCTTGGGTTGGAATGGTTAGACGCTGACCAACGACACGCTGTATACGAACATCTGCGTAAACATGGTGCTGGGAATAAAGAATATCATGGGACGATTGGAGATGGGACTATTTCAGTTCCTCGTGTGAAGCGTAATTTCCAACAGCGATTTTCAGGCATGTATAATCACTGGGTGCGTGCTCCACATATGCCCGGTGAACCCATTAAGTTCAAACCTAAGCCGATTAGTGAAACTGAAACTCCTAGTATGTATATGAATCTAAATGCCTTTGATGCCGTTCCCGGAGGATATGACCGTGCTATCCGCTTTATGGAATCCATGAGGGGAGAGCCTATTGAAGGCCTACCATATATTCAAGATGGTAAAATTGGATTCCACCGTAAGGATTCTAAGGTCAATGGTATTCGTAGGAATGCACTCATGGCTTTGTTGAACATAGACCCTAAGACTGGAGAATTTTATGCAGACGGAGAACATGGTTTCTATGGGGAAGAGTGGGACGCAAGTCAAAATCCATTTACGATGGATGAAGTGAAGAAGATTTTCGATAAGTTATCGATTTTGGGCAAGCAGAGAAATGCGGGCAGGTTGGCGAGGGAGGCTGGTCATTGGCATTATGGGACTTACCTTGACCCAGACCACTGGCCCGCAGAGTTGACCACAGGAAAGGATGGTAACATTGAACATGACACATTGTCTACGCATTGGCAGAGACCTTTCCTTGGTAGAGGTGGTATGGGTAAGCCACCTAATGCTTTGTTTGACCTTCTTCATGCACACAGTTTGCTGTTTGGAGAAAATCAATTACTTACCGGTATGGAAACGCAAATACCGGAAGATGAACCTGACCCTTATGCCCGAGCCTTTGAACAAGTGGCCAGAACTCCAGAAGAAAAGAGGATGAAGGAAGAGCGAGAGAAGGCACAGAGAGAGGCGGCTCAGCGTATTACGACTGATGATTTTGGTAATGAGCATAGCCTGTTCTTTGCAAAGAATCCTTTAACCAATACAATTGCTCTTAGGCACCAAAGAGATTCTACTGGTGAAACATTGAACAGCGGTATGCAATCTATGCTTGCTCCATTTGGTCAACCAGAGCACGAATTGACCACTGTCGCCAAGAAGGTCAGAGGAAGGGGAGGGAAAGTATACGATAGAGTGTATACTGATGTTGACAGAGGGGCTATCCATGATGCGGAATCTAATTTGCACCCACATAATGTGTGGCATTCGGGAAGAGGTTCAAGGCGCACTACAGAAAGGCACAGTTCCAGCGTGCATGCTCCTTTTCATAATGAGGCCAACAAGGGTCACTATGATAACTTCGCAGAAGATGAGAAAGCCGCACAGCATCATTTGTACAGTTTAGAAGGATATACTGCAGGTACATTGCCTGTGGATAATCCATTCAAGGGTAAAGGAGGAGTGTTTAATTGGGAAAGAGGGCGAAGAAAAATGGCGCATCACTTCCATAATATTGGAAGCAAATTGCATTTTGCTCGTCCTGTTTTATCTCCGGGTAGTGGTATTCAAGATATCAACCATACAGATGCCCAAGGTAATCTAACTGTACCGGAAGCAGACCAAATTCATAATCTCAAGCATGAACGTGAAGAAGAGAGGCCGGATGAAGGAGTGTATCAAGAACTCATGAATGAATTACTAGATATACAAATGCAGTTTGAAGGTTTGGCCGAATCTCCAGAAAATGAAAAGCATGCAGAACATCTCTTGCACTGGGCCAAGGAACTTGAAGACCAGTTGGCTGAACTTGAACATGATGACTTAACTCGTCGTGCAGGAGCAGGTTCCCAGATTATACATAGAAACATACAAGATGATACTGTAAATGATAAATTGGCAGCGGATGCTGCTGCCATTACTCAAGCCGGACCTATGATGAAAAATGTAGTTGAATCACAGTTCCCCGGTCAATTTGACCCTAGTCTTCCCCCAGAAGTAATTGATGCTAATATTCGGCAACTGGCTCGCATGGCCAACGATTTCCTGAATATTGCACCGCACGAAACTCATGGTATACATACAAAAGGTGTAGGAAGACATAGTCAAGTTAGAGAAATGGCCAGTGGAGATAGAGCAAGTCAGATGAAACAACTTGTCCACCAATCACCCAATTCTATCGGTATTCAAGATTCTGCGGAAGATGTTGCAGATATGCTGGGACTTGATTATTCAGAGCCCCATGTTCAGATGACAATTGATGCTTTGTTAGACAGAGTAAAGCAAATGGCAATCGAAAGACAGGATGCCTCTGTTAAGTTCCCAATCATGACTTTAGCACAGGCATTTTCTGAAGGAGAGCACTATGGTGAGTTTTCAGGAGACCTTCGTCAGCAGGCTTTGGATTTAGCGACCAATAAGCCAGATAGAAATGAATCTCTCCTTAATGCAGCACGTGCTGCCAATACAGAGTTATCAGCATATGACCCAAGGCTTGGTGGTCGAGGTAGAACTGGCAAAGTGGGTGTAGGAGAACAAATGCAAGATTTGGGACTGCATTGGCATACTGCTCATAATGCTGACCCAAGGCAAGAAGAAATCTCCATCACTCCTTCAAGGGCTGGTAAGAAACAAGGGAAGAGGGCTCAGAAACAATCACATGCTCATCGAACTTTACAGAATCTCAATTCTATTTTGATGAGTGACCCGGCCATTGAGCCACATACTGTAGGTGAAGTAGAAGCCGAATATTTAGGCTTAGGTAAAGTTCCAGTGGACCGCTTTGGTCCAAATTCTTATTCTGTACACAGTCTTTACAATTCTGATGGATTCAATCATGAGTTAGGTGACCAAGTCGAAGTAAATCCTACCTTTGATTATAACATTGAACCAGATGGAACGATTTCGATTTTCCACATGCCTGAAGGGTTTGACATGAATCTCGTTCAACCTTTACAAGGATTTTATGATGCGGTTGCCCCTGAAGAACTGAAGAGTATTCTCCATGGACAAGAAGCACAAAGACTCTTTTCTCTTGCTCGACAAGGCCCTCAGTTCCAAGTTACTGAAGGTGAACCCTATCCGAGGAATAGAGAAAATACCAGTGTCGCTAAATCTGAAATGAACTTAGCCGCATTGACCAATCCTGACATTATTAGGAAGGAATTGGGCAAAGACATCCCTCTATTGCAACCGATGCATCGCATCTTTGAACTGGATGACCTTGAGCACCTTCGTGGATTTACAGGCGATTGGATAGTTTCAGTCCTACCTGAAGGTGAGCGAGGCTTTGTCAAGAAGGAAGGTGAGGACGTAACTTCCCCTTCATTCAAACTCAATAAGGAAGACAAAGAGAATTTCCAGAAGGTTTCTGATGAAGACTTCCATGTAGATGTTATCAAGACTGAAGATGGATACTATATTTTCGATGTCATTGAGTTTTCTGAAAAGGAAGTGCATGACGTTCCACTTAGCGAGAGGATGAAAGTTCTGAGAGGTGGCATGGAAGGAATTGAAAATATCCATGTTCCTAGTGCCAGTGATACGAGGCTTACTGATGATGCAGGCCTTGAACTGACTATAGAAGATTTACAGGAAGAGGACAATCGACTACTACTACGTGATGCTAAGTCTACTTACATGGTCGGTGAAATGAGGCATCCGAAGTGGGTTCTGCTCAGTCCGGGCAGTGATGTTGTTCTGATTGTTTTGGAACGCAGAGGCAACGGGCCCTACACATACCGGTTAGGTACAGGTCCAATTACTCAGGAAGAAGAACTTGGCTCTCGTGCTGTAGAAATGAAAGGACATACTTACATGGACATGGGTGCTGCATTTGATAGTCCTGAGAAATACAACGAAGGAGACCATGTGCGTGTGAATGTTACGAATGTTGGCGAATCAGAAACCAGCAGTGGGCAGAAACTCTACAATGTCAGCGGTTCGGATATAGAAGGTGAGGCTGAAGGTGAGGGATTGGTCAGCCAAGAGACTTTAGGAATCCTCGCTAAATCTGAAGATGAGCAGTGGCTTTGTGAAGTCTATAGAGCACCGAGTGGAATCCGAATCACGATGCCTCAAGGCGATGTTGTATACAAATGTACACAACGTGGTCAAAACTGGACTGTGCATAGTCCGCTGGCCTCTTCTCATTATCTCATCCGTTTGTCTGAGAGTCAGAGACAATACTGGTCACCAGTGGCCGGTGCTATGCTCAAGGCTGGATTGGATGTTGCTGAAAAGGAAGAAGTTCACGAATCAGAAGGCGATGCTGAACCTTTGATTGAGCCTAAGAGAGTCAAAGATACTGATTGGTGGGACAAGAATGAGAAAAGGAAAGTTCTAGTGAAAGGCTTGGAACTTCTTGATAGAATGGTTAAGAGTGGGGTTGGACTTGTTGGTGTATCCAGTTCAGGAGCCAAGGGTCTGGGTATAGACTATGCTACTCCGAACGAATCTCCCATGGGTCCGACCAATCTCCACGATGAAAAGACAATGCCTGACTTTGACAACCGAAAGCGCCCCGGAGAGGACTCAACTATAGAGCCGGGAACGGAGGACGCAAAGCCACCTAAGCACATGGTTATCCCCATCGAAGAGGGTGAACTTGAAATCACAGAAGACTCGGCTGTCATCCATACTTGATTAAATAGTATGAATGTCGTCTATAGAGCAATGGCTTCTGCTGCCTCACTACGAACTTCCCCCGTCAATCACGGCGGAAGCATCAGTATTGTGAAAGCAGATAATGACCTTGTTATCGCAGGATACGCATCTGTAGAGATGGTAGACAAACAAGGCGACCTCATTACACGTGCAGCACTAAAGGATGCATTCGGCGACTTCATGAAGGCTGAAGGATTCCGCAACGTACAACTCGCACACTCCAACATTCAGGTTGGTAGTGTTATTCCTTCGTACACTGACTCTGATGGTCGTGTATGGAAATCCGGCGTCGATGACGCTGGCATGTTCGTTGTTATCCAACTAAGGGATGACATCGAAAAGGCCCGTGAAGTGGCCAATGAAATTCGCAAAGGAGCCCTCCGTGGCTTCAGTATTGGAGGGCAAGCATTCAAGCGCATGCGTAAGAGTGATGCTCAGCACGGTGATTATACCGAGATTTCCAAACTGGAGTTGCATGAGGTTACTATCTGCGAAAAGGGTATCAACCCTGAAGCAACCTTCAGAATCTTGAAGGAGGACACAAATATGACAAACGAAACAGATGCATTGGCAGAACTATCCACTGTTCTGGACCGCTTGAATGGAAGAATGGACGCAATGGAAAAGGCTGCAGAAGAGCCTCCAGTTGAGAAAGAACTTCCTGTGATGGACGATAAGGAAGAGGATGAAGACTGCCCAGAAGATAAACCTGAGGAGGAACCTGAAATGAAGAAGAATGACACAGAATATAGTGATGTCATCAGTAGTGAATACCTGAACTGGATGGAGAACACTTTGAAATCTCAAGGTGTGGACATCACTGGCGCACGTGCTCACTTTGATGATTTGAATAAAGCGAACCTTGGAAGCACACCTGAACAGATTGATGAATCTGCAATCAGTGGTCAAGTCAAGGGCCGAGCAACTGAAGGCGGTTCCCCGTCCACAGGCGCAGTCGGTAAATTGAACAGCGGTAAAGTAGCAAAGGGATACCTGCACCCAGACGAAGTCTCGGCATCAGATATCGAGGCTGCTTATGAGGTCTACAAGGCTGCAGCCTTAGAGCAGCAGTTCAAGACTAACCTCAACGATGTGTTCGCAGACCGCCTACAGAAGGAATTGAGCGCAGAGAGCGAAGCACGTGCTGCTTCCGCATTCGACGCTCGTGAACCTCTATCTAACATTGAGAAAGCACTCTCTGACCTCAGTGAGCGCATTGACAACATTGCTAACGCAACTCCTGCATCAAGCAGCGAGATTCGCAAAGCACACGACGCTTCCACCATTGAGATTCCTTCAACAGAGGAACTCGCTAACATGAACTGGGATGACGTACATCGTCTCGCTGGGAGTGTTTGGAATTAAGGAGGAATATGAATGGCACGAAACTATATGAGAACAGTTAACGACATGGAGCGCTACTACTACGGTGCTGGACAAAGTATGGGATACTCCTACTCTGGTTCAGAACTTTTGAAAGCAGACGCACCACTACTAAGCACAACAGCAGGAACATACCAAGCAATTTATGGCCGCAAAGTCTGGAGCCAGTTGAACCAAGAATTCAACGCATTCTCCATTCTACCTAAGAAGCCATGGGACCGCAGTGGATGGCGAGTAGTCACCGCTAAGCCTTCATTCGTGAAGGGCGGTGGAATTGCTGAGAACGGTACACTACCGGAGACCACCAAGCCTACCTTCCTACACGTGGCTGCAAAGCCTAAGACAGTCGCTCACTCATTCGACATGAGCGAAGTTGCTATCTTCCTTAACGACAAGGATGACGGCCTAGGCGACATCCGCTCTGTCTTGAAGGAAGAGATGGGTAAGCACCACGCAGAGCACGTCAACAAGATGTTGACAACTGACAGGCTAACCGTCGCTGGTAACGATATCGAGTCTCTTGACCGAATCACCACTGGACAGACTGCTGCTACTGACGACATCTACAGCATTGACCGCAGTGGCAACACATGGTCCAAAGCCGAGCACAACGAGAACAGCGGAACTGACCGCAACCTTTCACTAGAACACCTTGACGACCTATTCCAGAAGATTTGGGTCCGTGGTGGTAATCCTAAGGTTATGCTAACTGGATATGACACACTAATGCGCATCCAGCAACTACTACAGAGCCAACAGCGATTCATGGAAGAGAAGCGTGTTGTCCCAACCTACAACGGCGTTAAGGGTGTACCCGGTGTCGAAGCAGGATTCATTGTGGCAACTTACAACGGTGTCCCAATCATCCCAACCAAGGAGATGGCAAGCGACACAATCAGCCGTGTTTACATGATGGACACAGACTACCTATACTTCTCGACCGCTAAGCCTACTCAATACTTTGAGTCTGGTATCGAGACCGGCGACCCGTTCGCTATCAACCGTCTAGGTCAGGAAGGACTTTACCGAACAATGGGTGAAGTTTGGACTACTTTCTTTGGAGGTCAGGGTTCAATCCGAGACCTACAGTGAGGACATAATGGAGATACAAGGAGGAATATAATATGAAGAATCTAACAGTTAAGACTAACACGACAGGAACAACCGTTGTCCTTGGGGCATGGGAACTACGAGCAGGGTCACAAGATACAACCGAGTGGCTAGCACGTGGTGGAACTTACCCCGGTAACATCGATGCATTTGCAGCATCACAAACTGATGCAGCAACTGGATATGACGCAGCACCTAAGATGGCGCTACTACAGATGACACAGGCTGGAAACAGTGCAGTCGCAGTCCTTGAAGGCGGCGACTTGAACGGCGTTTACGCCTTGTTCGGAACTCAGACAACTGGCACTGCAGGTACCTCTGATTTGGTACTCGCAGCAAGTTCAGTTGGAGCAGACTCTGACAGCGACGACTTGAAGGAAGTAACCATTACCGCTACATCAACTGGTGGAACAGCAGCCGCAGTTCTGCAAGTGATGATGCTGTACTACTGAGGTGTTTAACTTGCCTCAAGTAACCTACGTGGGACCATTCCACTATCGCCGTCGGCCTGATAGTCCGGCGGAGATGGTCAGGGGTGTCCCAATGGAGGTTTCTCAGGCATGGATGAATCAATGGCGACACGCACTCCCAAGTGCAATCTTCACAATAGAAGGTGACGAAGGAGTGACCACAGACGCAGGCAACGACGGAATCCCTGACAGCGGATGGACCAAGAAGGACATCGGTGCATGGCTTAAAGCCAAAGGCACTTCCTTCAGCGGATACACCACCAAAGGGAAACTGTTGGGCCTAGTCGAACAAACCCTCAATCCACCGGCTCCAGAACCCGTGGCTGAAGAGCCTGCGGTCGAAGAGCCGGTGGTTGAGGAACCGGTCGTTGAAGAACCAGCACCTGTAGAAACAGAGGAAGTTAACACAATTGAATTAGGAGATGAATAATTATGGCATTTACATATACACAAGACGAGAGACCAACTGCATTAGGAAACTTAGCAATGGTATTTGGAACATTCACCAGCACTGATGGCGATACCGGCGGCGACGTTGAAATCGCAGGACTACGAACAATTCTAGGCGCAGGCCTGTTCTCTGACCAAGCGGCTGCAGGTCCGGGCGATAACGGTCAAGTTATTGTCGGAACAACTATGACAGTTCTCACAGCGCCTGACGCTGCTGGGAAATGGTTCGCATTCGGCGTCCGTGCATGATTGGGGTTGAGTCCCCATGAGTGATACCAAGGTCTTTGAATTTGGACCACCTAATGCGACAGAGACAGGTGCAGCCGTTGCAGACGGCGTGCAGAAGGTTCTTGATGACTATACTACCGGCAAGACTGTAGTGGGTATTACCTCTTACCTCATGCTGGGCAATCTCTATGTGGTAGTGGTTACCTCCTGAGGTTGAGTGAGTCTGATGGAATCATACGGCAGTCTAGGGCTGAAAGATATCGAGCGCTTACAGAAGAGGGGCATCCGCCTCAATGAATCTTATGGCGCATCGGTTAGGTCCAACGATGACAATCCCTTAGAGGGAGTGACGCTAAAGCAGCGGAATCGCACCAAGTCAGCAGGCGACGTGCTAAACATCGGGTCTGGTACCCGATGTCAGAAATGCGGCATGTTGTACTTCTGTTGGGTTGACCAGTGTAGAACTTGCGGACATAAAGTCGATTTTAATTTAGGAACAAAGGAGTGCTAATCATGCCTGACCATTACGATGAAGAACATACAACCACTGGACAAGAGACCAATGAGGCTGAACAAGGCCCTACATCTAGTGTTGAACAAACAGAGCGAGATAAGAATCAGATGGTTGGGATTACTGAGCATGTGCGCAACATCAATCTAAGAAGAAGGAAAGACCTTCCAAATGCAATCCAGAACAGAACTGACGAAGAGATAGCACAAATGATGTATGATGAAGGTGCTCGGATGAATCCAGAAACAGGGGAATATATGCACCCAATGGATGTATCAATTAACTATCCTCATCTACTTGAGAAGTCTCTTGGAAATCAACTATTGAAGAGTATCAAGTCATTGATGTGGCGACAGGGTTATTGAAGGCACATGGTATGGCTCGGGTGAGGGGAATGGAACATGCCAGTAGTATTCTCACCCGGCGAGGCTGAAACAAGACCCCTTAACCCTGAAGCCATTGTGTATACAACGGCTGACAAGGTGGGAGAACTGCTGGGCATTGCGCCGGGAGAGCCTGTGCTCGCTGCTGCCGATGCTTCAGCCACCGGCTTCTACATTACAGGGACTGATTTGAGAGAGCATGGTTTTGAAAGCGGGGATACAATTCTCGCCATTAGTGACCTTTATCCTCTTGGAGAGACCTTTACCATCGGTGCACCTGTAGTAGAAGATGTAACTGGAACAAAGTATGTCAAGTTACCCGTCACTTTGGATGCGGGGGCTGCAGGTGAAAACGATGCCTTTGCCAGTTATACTACTGCTGCGAACACAGAGATTCAGAATAAATCGGTGTTCACTAATGGTAAGAGCCGTGGTGTAACAAAGGATATCGTGAATACTCACATTCGTCGCATCCAAGACCGTATCGATAACTGGACTCACAATGCTTGGAGACCTTATCTATGCGTTGCGGAATACATCAACTTCGATACTTACAAGCCTTATCGTCGCCGATACTATACTGATTACGTAGGGACAACTCCTCTACTATACCGCAATGTCCAGCAAATGCTCCGCATTGAACTTTGGCAAGGTGATAATTACAGAGAACTGGCTGGCGCAGAGGCCAGAGTGGAAGTAGTAGACTACGCTAAATTATCAGGAGATTCCCTTTACATTCACCCCGGAGAAGGAACTACACCGGCTTCCCTCACTGTGGGCACTGCATCTAATCAATGGAGAGCAAGTTATGATGTAGTGACCAGTGCACAGAATTTAGCCGACCTCATCAATAAAGAAGACCGAGTCAATAAGTCAGCCATCGATTTCTCTGGTTTAACTCTGGAGACATCTACTGGAACCCAGCAAGTCTCTGTACACCATGAGTTCCTTGCTACTGCCAATTCAGATTACGGTAGCGGCGTTTTGAAAATCACAAGTATGCGCCCTGCAGGTGGGGGTAAGACTGCATCTATAGCAGCAAGTGATGAAACTAACCTAAGTATCAGTCACACCAGTAGCCACACCGCAACTAGTCAGCACCACAAGACTGTAGTTCAGATTAACTTCGCTAACGGTTATGCCAAAGGTTACGCACTAAATATGGATACAGATGGTGGTGATGCCCGTGACTCAATCTCAGATGGAGATACGATTTACAATGCGAAGGGCACTGTCATCGGCATCGTCACTGCTGTCGGCATAAATAGCGTTAGAGTTGCAAACGACGGGGGAATCAAAGTTCCTCTTGTTGATAACGAATACATTTACACTGCTAAGCCAACTAAAGCGGCTGATACAACACAGGTCGTTATTCTTTCGACCGAAGTAGACAACCTCAGTAAAAACGGAGGATTGGTCACCATCGCCAATGGGGAATCCACTAGAGTTGCATATTATTCAAGTGTGGTAGAAGACACCACGACTCACCTTATAGGAGAAGGTGCGGACGATACTGTGACGCCGATTCTTGGAGTTCCTACCGCTGTCACTACTGGAGTGATAAGTGGCTTTACTGACATAGCCAATGATTTGAGATTACAACTTGGTGGTACAAGTGGTGCTGCAAAGATTGGAACGACTATTACTCAGAAGAGGCTTAACCCTGACCTTGGGTTTATTTCTGGAACATCTGGTGATAAGCAGCGCCTCAAAGATTGGTGGCTGGATGCTGAGATGGGGATTATCTACTTCAACAATTCATATCCATTCTTTGAGTGGAATGCTGTCAAGGCATCCTACATTTATGGAGAGCGCTATTTGGAGAAAGCCATTGAGGAGGCTGCGACCAAGTTAGTTTGCTCCGAACTTCTCATGTCAGATGACCGCTCTGTCCTTATCCCTGAAGGGACACAGAATGTAGACTTGGGCTCTAAGATTCAACTTTGGCGCAAGGAAGCAATGGAAATTCTGAGTCGCTACAAGGAGATAGTGGTGTTTGCATGACGGCAGATTGGAAAGAGCCTCTTGAGACCGTCATTGATGTTCTCAAAACATGGAATCGGGCTAACTCTGATAATATCAAGCCCGTCATCATTGACATTGCTAGTGAGGGGCCAGAGCGTGGTAAGCGCTTGGATTTACAGCGCCACGATTACGTACTATGCTATGAGACAGCACTGAATGAAGAAGTGCCAGATTTGTTTTACAATTTCGTGACTACTCGTGTTAATATCACAGTAGATATGCGAACAACCCGTGGTCGTTCCAGATTGCGGAAAATGGAGGATGAAATGAGGAGGCTCATTCATACTCAGAGGAAAGGTGATGGTGCTAACTTTGACCGTATGATTCTCAAGACTCGGACTGATTTGAGCGACAGAACCAAGAAGTTGTTTCGCCACACCTTCCAAGTAGAGGTAGTGATATTGGCAGAGGCCATTCCGTGAGGTGATTAGATGGGAGGTTTTGGTGCACATTACAAAGGAGATGTCTCTGAGGTCACGATGGGACATGAAACTGGTATCTATATCCAAAGCCATGAGCCATACAAGTTCAAAGCCATTACAACTGATGGCTCTCGTGATTACACGACCATTGAGTTCAGTAGCGCTGGTTTAACAAATGCCGTTGACAACAGTATCTTTGAGAATAACAAACCTATCCTCAAGGTTCCTCTTGGTATGCTAATTGGTCAAAAATTAACATTCCATTCTGCTGCAAACAGCGCTAATGCCTTCGATGCATTCTATTACAAGCCCTTGAATAACCGTGTTTATACGATTGTAGACCACACTTTAGAAGACAACAGTGACGGAACTCAAGCAACCCTTGTCAAAATCGTACCGGCTTTCAAGACGACTACTTCTCTTTCAAGTGGAACTGGAGATTCGCTATTCATTCATTCTACTGGTATGCCTACATTACAGAGTGGTACTTCGTTTGCTATGCACGAAGATGCGAAGTCTTCCAAAGAGGTTAGTCTACTTGACCAGTTCGTAGGACTTGCTAGTTTCATGACACTGCCTGATACGAAGGTCGACATTCATCGATATCACGTCATAGGTATGGGTCGCCAAGCCGGTATTCAACAAACAGGTAAGGTGCATCACATGGGTGGCTCACTTGAGATGCCACTGCATAATCCTAGGTGGCTATACTATTCTCTTGGTCGAGAGACTGTAAATCGGTTTAAGTGCGGGGATAAACAACATGGTGCTACTGTACCTACTATAGTGGCTGACGTTAAGCCGGGTCAAACCTACATTGACGTGAATAGTTCCCTCATAGGGTCAATTAGATTTGGCTCCTCTACTGATGCTGCAATAGGTGATTATCTACTCGTTACGGATACCAGCCAAATCCCTACAGTTCAGTATAAGGCTCCTTCTAAGGGTAGTGGTACTGATTTCTGGCCATACAATCCGACCGGGACAACCTCAACATTAGGTGGAGATTCAAATCACTTTGAATGGACAGAGACCAGTGAAGTTCGTCGAATCACAGCCATTGAGAAATTAACCACTGGTAATCACTTCCGAATTTACATCGATGGACCGTGGCAATATGCTCACAGTGCGAGCGATGGAACTGCTGCACTTGAACTTCGACACTATGCTGCTGATGATACAGATGGCAGTCCTGAAATTAAAGCGAATCGTACTATCCGTAATCATGTTCACCGCCTCATTTTCTCAGCAGATACCATTCCTAGTTTTTCAATGGAGCATAGTATCAGAACACAAGATGTGGGCTCTTACAATGCGACAGGAGAATCTGTTATTGCGCCGGGAGCAGAAGGCGATTCCAAGCAACTGACTCGCATCTTCAGGGGTTGCAAGGTAGCAGAATGGGAAATTTCCAGTACATTAGATGCTGAACTTAAGTATAGGTGCATTTTCGATGCATTGTCCTGCTATACTGATACAGGTAGATTGGAATCTGCCGCTGACCCTACAAAGAGAGGTGACCGATATACTGCTCACCGCATGTTCCAGAACACTGCTGATACTGCAAAGAATCGGAAAATCGCTGGTATTGCTCCGGGCGAAGAGAAGCCCTTCATGTTCTACAATGGGTCCGTCGAAGCGTTCGGTAATACTCTTGGACTCATCTCTGGATTTGAATTGCGTGGTAAAACCGGCGTAGAACTATTCCATACAATACAGAGCAACCCTGTAGCAGAATCTGTTGATTCGGATACTGGTTTAAGCCTCAAGCAAGTACCTTATGGGGGCACTCGCAATGCGAGTATTATTCGTGAGGGCCGTGAAGAATTTGAGTTAGAAATTGACCTTGCCCTTACAGATGCTACCCTATTCCATAGATTGAGGACGCATGCTCTAAACAGTGGAACGGTCGGTGAGGCGGCTGGAGATGGAGCAATTGTCCTAAACTTTACCAAACCTGTAAACAATGATGGTAATACTATGTATACCACTCCCAGTCTAAGAATCATTATGGATGATTATTATATCATCGATTGTCCTATTCCTGTCCCTGATGACAAAGGTCTGTTGCATACCAAGATTATGCTACAGCCTCAGAATGTCAAAGTTATTAGTGAAGACGCAATGTATCAGAGTTGAGAATCATGCCAATGAAAACCTACCGTTCCCTACACCCTTCGGGTGGATTGATTACAGTAGATGTCAATGATGAAGAGGAAGAGGGTGGAGACAACCTCTTCGACCCAGAAGCAGGGAGAGCCAGCGATGACCCGTTCGCCCACCTTGCACTGGAGGATGCCCCCGATGATTCGGCTGCATCCGACGAGGACGTGAGTAAGTATGTCGCAGGAGAAGAAGAAGAATAAAGTCACAATAAACGGTAAGCCAGTGTTAGTCAGTAATAGACGATTGACGTTTTATCATATTCAGGCAGTTGCCCCACTGATGATGCACGGTAGCCTAGATTTTTCCGATTACTGGAGACATGCCTTTTCACATTGGTTGCATTATTCAGACCCAGACGGTCGTTCTATAGAAATAGACATAGATGATTTATCTCCCCAAGATGGGGCTAAATTAAGTGCACTTTTACCTGAACCAAGTCAAGTAATGGACTGGTTGGTTTTTCGGGAGGCGAAGTCGGACTCATCAAGCAGTTCATCCACGGGAGGTCAGTGAGTGAACGGCTTCGCCTACAACAAGAAGGAATGGAATATTTACTGATGACACATTACAATATGGGATTAAAGGAAGTGAGGGAATTGTCTGTAAATGATGCGAAGCAATTACTCTACTGGGCACAGGCTATGTTAGGGGAAGAACAGGCGGCTGAAGGCGCAGTCTACTTGGGCTATGACTCTGTGCCACCACTGGAGGGAACCGAATGGTAGACGGAAATATAGACCCAAAGAGCGTAGAAGCAATGGAGAACTTCAAGCGCTATGCAGAGGAATCTCAGCAAAGTATGAAGGCTCTTCAGCAGACAATGGACAAGTTCACAGCCTCTATGGCTATGACCAAGACTCATACTACTGACCTGAGAGAATCACTTAGGCAGATGGGCGCAGCCGAGCCTTTCAAGCAAATGGAAGACTCAATCAAGGAAGTACAGACGGGGCTTGAGAAGACCAAGACCCGTAGCCAAAGTCCTACGGCTCAGCGAGTAGACGAGCGAAGGGCAGCCCCTATAGAAACAGAAGCACCCGGCAATGTTACGGTAAATCTTAGGATTGATGTTAGTGGAGTCACTGACAGGACTGACAAGCGCAAGTTAGCCAATGAAATTAGCGCCATGGTCACTAAAGAATTGAGAACCAAGATTGGAGGCCCACTAACCAACAGTGGGTTTAGTAGGAGTGGCTAATTATGGTCGATGAAGGAGAGAGAGTCCCTATCCGTCTCGTGAAAGAGAATGGTGACACTATCTCCTTAGATGCGACTAGCATAGATATGGTTGTTGAGCGACAGCAGTCCAATTTCGCAATTCCATTCTTTGATGCGAGGAAAATGTCAGTGGATTTGAACCAAGCCGCTTTGGCGTTTGAAGTACAGGGCGTCTTCACAGATGATGATGGCCAAGAAGAAACTTCTTCCGCTGTTGCTACAATCGACCTTTTCCAACCTCAGCAAATTGTCAGTTGGGGTCAACCTATAGGAAGTTCAGGCGGACAAGGTGGCTTAACTGGCCCAGTCGGCTCAAATTTTAATGGCGCACCTACTGGTGGTGGATTTGGACTTGATGCAGGGGGGATTAGTGGATTAGGTGGAACCAATAGCGGTGGCTTAGGAGGTAGTTTTGGCGGTCCCGTATATTCACCGAACGACCTTGGTAACCGAATCATTGACAATTGGCACAAGAAATTCTTGGAACTACCAATTGCATATTGGGTAGAGGCTGCTGCTCGCCTTGACAATCCTGTCAAAACTGGACTTCAACTCTGGTTGAAAGCCGATGCGATGTTCCCCACTAATGAGTGGCCTGATAAGCATGGTATCCCCATAGGTGATACCGCACTGGGTGGTGGAGGGGCATGGAAAGACTTTAGTGGAAATGGTAGAGATGCGGTACAAACAGTTGCTGCAAGTAAACCAAGATGGTTGATGGGTGGAATGGGAGGGCAGCCTTACATCCGTTTCTATGGGGATGATTACCTAGAAATACCTCATAGTCCATTTCTTAATTCTGAAGAGTTCACCGTGTTCACTGTATCGACGACCCACCAAACCCCTGACGGATACGTCATCAGTAGCCAAGATGCAACCAATGAAGGATATGCTCTACTTTTCACTTACAGTGGTGCATATAAGCAGAAAACTGAGTGGGGTGATACAACTAGCGGTGCGGCCCTACAGGCTGTTAATGCAGGTGCCAATGGTGCAAATATCCATGTCATGAAGTTTGAGGACACTGATGCTGACGCTCAGACAGATTCACTCAACTTACGTAGAAATGGACACGATATAACTACAAGGAGTGGTATAGATATTACTCCATCTGGCACGGCTGCATTTACTATAGGGCGGGATAGAATATCATCAAGTGATTATTTGGTCGGGGGAGTTGCAGAAATTCTTGTTTACAACAGAGTCCTTACTTCATCAGAAGTTCATCAAGTAGAAGGATATCTAAGTCGGAAATACAATGTTAACTTACCCGGTAGTCATACTTACAGCGGGATTTCTTACAGTTATGAACATAAGCACATTGCTGTCGGATTCGACAAAACCAGAGCAGGCTCTAAGCAAGAGCCATACGGCTATCTAAATCGTCCTCGTAATACCGGAATATTGGTTACGAACGTCACGGGTGGAGTCATTGACGTTGATGGGGATTTAAGAGAATGGATAGAATTGTCACAAAGTACAGGGGCATATGAACTTATTTTCCGCAATCCGACCACTGAAGAATTCAGGGCTTACGGAAATCCCGGCTACTTCACAACCCAAATTGGTCAAGTGACTGCAGTTAGCGGTGCGAGCGTAACTGTCGATTATCGCTTTGATGTATTATCTGCGTCACCGCAAAATGGTGACGAAGTTTGGTTAGCGCCGGTTTCACTGAGTGGGAATTTGTTTGCCTCTGGTCAATATCCTACACTTATTATTCCAATCAAGCATGCAGATACTTATGATGAGTTTGCTTCTCCAGACAAAGCCGTTGGCCCAGAGTTCCCTAACTTTGAGGATGGAACGGCCAGAACTTCTATTCATGGTGCAGATATCACCCGAACGGATGAGTTCCTCGCCTTTATGTTGGAAAAGGCGCTTACTAGTCCATCTATCAGTGTAGGCGATAGACCAATTGATGCTGAAGGTAATACAACCATGGACAATTTGTTTTCCGTATCTCGTACTGAATCTTCTAACGGTCACCAATCAAGATTGATAATCACACAAAAGTACCAATCCTCATTGGGACAACTATCCGATTCGATAAACACCAATTTGGGCGTAGGGCAAATGCCTGTCATTGAAGGATTTTCTGGTGGCAGAAGTGGCAAGAAGGTCATGAGTGCCGGAGACAAAGTACAGGATATACTGGGCATTTTGGGCAACAGCCAGAATTTTGAGACCATCTCGGACGTAACTGGTAGCGTCGAAGAATTCATTGTAGATATTGCTGAGAAAGTTCAACAGACACTCTATTCTGATACCGGAAGGGGCGATTATATCAAGGGTATACAAATCCCTTACAACTCTCTCATTACCAAAGGTATGTCTAATTTGGATACAGAAGTTGCCCAACGGAACTTTTTCATAACCAACCAAGGGGGCACTTTCTCTAAACTTTCTGATATCAATGATGTTCACGCAAGTCAGGGCTTTTCATTCCCCAGCCAAGGCCATTACAAAAATGGGATTAGTGGATTGGTGACAGACTTTAATGTGCGCAGAGATGCTGAAATGAAGGCTTACGAATTTAGTCTCAAGTTCGTGGCCGCTGACGTTATTCTATGAGGTGAAAGTATGGCTATTCCTATCAGACTTAACATTGGCCAAACTGGAGCCAGTCAAATTGAATTGAAGGCTCAGTCATTTGACGTGTCAGTGGATAGAAACGTCAGTACATTCCCAACGCCCTTCACCGGAGATATGAAGCGTTTTGCTGTAGATACCAATATTCCTCGTGTTGAGATTGAGATTTCAGGAATTATTGAAGATGATGTGGCCCCACTTGCAGGGGCGGCAGCGGAATTAGAATCTAAGGCTGCCAATATCATTGACTTTACAAGAGTCTTACCGATAAATGCAGCAGACTATGAGAATTTACCACGTCAGGCATTGGATGGGAATGGTACTCCTTTTGAAAGTAAACAGTTCATCGTTAAGCGAGATTACGAAGAAGGAGAGGCCACCATTATCAATGTTCGTGGAAATGCAAACGGCATTGCTCCCGGAACTTTCAACCTCGGCCTTAACTTTAACAATGCATTAGTGGATACTTTGTGGAAGACGACTTCGGCTTATACTGCTGGGGCAACTGATACAATTAGTGTAGAATTTACTGATGAGGAAATTAGTGCTGGAAGAATAGAAAGTGGCAGAGTAGATGTAGCGAGTGTATTTCTTGAGAACATGGTCATTACCAATGAAGCAGGGGACTCTATAGGTCGTGTTCAGAGCACTACTGCGAATACGATAACCTTTACAGCACCTATTGGGAACGACATAGGTGCTGGGGAAGAACTTCAGCGCAGAGCAAGAATATTTAACAGATTTGGGCAAGAAATTGGGATAGTTACGTCAACCGTAGGTGTTGCGACAAATACGGACAATAAGATACATTTGTCGGCAGGCAATGCAGTTCCACTAAAGGATGGAGAGACAATTCACTATGGTGCAGTCCCTCCATTGGAAGAGGTGCTCGGAAAACCCGGAATCTTCCTCAAGTTTAGTCCGTCTTATTGGGTAGAGCAACCTAATCGGAGTGCTTTGGGACAAACATACCCACTGGATGGTGGAATCGGTAGGTCAACTACTGGCGGCCATCAAGGAATCAGGTTTTATTTTGACGCCGATAACCCTTACACTGACCCACCATTCATTTATCGAATCGCCAATCGAAACTCAACGAATTCATCCGGAGGCGCAGATGGCATAGACTATGATGCAGCAATAGACATTCCTATCAAGGGTATATACGATGCAGATAACCCTGCTGCTAAACTTGCAGAACGTGTTGAAGATGCATTCAAATTGACAGGTGCAGTGACAATCTCAACTAATCCACTTGAACCTAATGGAGGAACCAATTTACCTGCTGCTTTCAATGTCACTAGGTCTGGCGCTATGCTTGTCATTGAGCAAACTTATGTGCCTGATGTTGTTATCAAAGACTATTCTCCATTTTCCACCAAACTAATTGAACTATTCGACATAAGGGCTGCTGCGATTGCAAACAGTAAGGTCAAAGTTAACGCTCAGAAAAGTGCTGGAGATAGAGTACAAGATATCATGGGGCTAATGGCTGATTCTGCAGCAGATTCGGAATCCGTTATTCGTGGAATACAAATCCCATATGACAGTTTAATCACCAGTTCTGGCGTAACAGGGGTTGCTAGGAACTTTTTCTTGACATTTGGTGAAATTGATATCGATAGTAAAGGTGCAAAGGCCAACACATTATCCGCTTCACACACCTTTGAGAACCTTAGTTTAAACAAATCAGATACCGGTGGAGAAATCCAAGGCGATTCTCTTGAAAGTTTCTTCGGTAAATTACTTTCTGGAGAAATTATTGATGCAGTTAGGTCAGTTGGTGGCTGGGCAAAGAATGTCATGACGGATTTGTGGGTTACCTTGACGACTGATGGTCATGGTAATGACGGCGGTATACGGATTATACCTGAAAAACTTCATGTGCGGTATGATGCTGGGCATCAATATTACGCATTCAATTTGAAGTTGGTTGCCTCCGACTTCGTGGTAGGTGTCTGATATGAGCCTGATAGTAAATCCCGGATACGCTCTCCAATTCAATGGAATTAGCGATAGCGTTCTGGTACCTATTGGTGACAAAAATTTACACGGCACACGTAACACAGAGCGCCCGCTTATGCCAAAGGCACTTTCGTCATTTACATTAGAGTCTTGGATTATCCCTGATTGTGGTGGCGTCGTCTTTGAGCAGGAAAACGTCATGCGATTAACTGTAGGTAGCCCCGGCAGTCCTGCTCCGGCAGCATTTGAAATTAGATTGCGAAATGCGGCTTCTGGAAGAGACAGCGTGTTTACTATTTCTTCTGCTACCCCTGTCAGCAATGCGAACGGTACTCTTGCTTATTGGAATGGGGCCCTTTTCCCCAACCCATCCAATGTGCACCATTCTTACAGTGGTAGTGATGCTACACTTAATGATGCCACAGGATTTAACGATGGTAATAGGGAACTACTCAACGTAACGGTTACGTTTAACCGACGAGCATTGAGTATGCATATCAACGGAGATTTGGTAGCATCTAAGACCTTTGATGAAGATTTCCAAGTTGTTCCTCAGAGTAACCACATCTATCTTGGAGGTCGGGGTGGTGATTATCGTGGAATCATCGAATCTATCCATTGGTCACGTGGGGAGAAAAATTCTGGTAGGCAGCCCTACGCACCTGTAAAAGGAGACGATACACTAGCATTATGGCGATTTGAAGAGCCGATTGAGCCGGTCAACATCATCACCACCACCCCTTCGTTAACTGCATCAACAAGTGCCAATTCCACCATTACCATTGGAGCAACTGCCGCTCAGAAACTCATTGACGAATTTACAGGTCAAAGTGGATTGACTGCTCTTGACTTTACCGCTAGTCCTTGGTCAGCCGCTTCAAGCGGTTCAAATCAAGGCTCTTACAAAGTATCAGTCTACGGCGCTGGTACATCCAGTGATGTCAATATCCCTAAGGTTCCTTACAATATCCTCATCAATCCACTGGGGTATAACCCTGATACCGGAAAGCCTTCGGCAAAAGCGCCAGAAAGGCTTCGCCTAATGGCCATTGATTCAAGTGCAGGTACAATTACTGTAGAATCTATTCATCTGGACTTCAGTGCAAACCCTACCAATGGTCGACGAGGATTATTGATGAATCATGATGCTGGTCGAATGGTTATCATTACAGGCGACTGTGTCGTAGACGGTGGGAATGGGAATGATTTCCAGCCTCATGGTAGTGGAACTCAGTTTTCCCAAAGGCAAGGTCAAGTCATCATTGACGAAGGTCCATTTGGTCTTCATGGCATGATGTTCTCTTTGTCAATGGCAATTGACGCTAATGGCTACAATCCTTTCTCTGCATCTACAACAAACATGGGTGCTAACTTTGTCATTGGTCATTCTGGTCGTCATACTCTCAATCATGTAAAGAGTCACCCATTTATGGGTAAGTTGCCACCTACTGCACATCACGAAGTAGAGAAGAAGTTAGATGCTTCTTCTGATACCATTACGGCTACATTCCCTTCACAATTTTCTGATGTCAAGAGCGTGGTTCCGACCAACAGTATCATTTCTTCCTACGACAGTCATTCCCCGATTACGGTCTCTCGTATCCATTCCTCTGAGAATGTCAACATTGTAGTTGAAAATGGTATGGCGGGAATTGACGATGCCCAAAGAGATATACTCGCACTTGGTGGAAATGAGTTTAACCCTGAGCCATTTTTACTACGTTCCATAACTAGTGAGACAACGTCTGACGATGCTCGTGCTCTCATTCCTTCTGATGAAAGTCGCATTGCAATCCTTGGCTTACCGGCACTGAGTGATTATGGCTATGCTCCATTCCTTCAGATTCACTACAACGCCGTGGATAGATTCGGCTCGCAGTTTGATACGGTTGCTACTGCTCGTATTACCAGCGTTACCTCCACAGTCGTCACTTTAGAGAGTGTCAAGGCATTTGGGCCAGATGGACATGTTTTGGAAGCCGCTCACCTTATGGTCGACCGAGTTCCTGCTAAGGATGGTACAGGTTCCATAACAGGTAAAATTTCTCACTCAGCCAACACCATTACCTTTAGTGCAGCCACTGATGCTGCTTTCCAAGCAAAAGCACTTGTAGGAACCACCTTAATCAGAGCACACGCATCTCCGAAGATATTGGTTGAAAAGACCCTACCGAAAGTCAGTACCATTCTTACAGGCTCGACGAGAATCATCGATTTACTTCATTCAGAAATGAAAAGCAATCCGCTGACTTTGCATGCCCCCGGAGGTATCATTGAGTTTGATATGCCAAACATGTTCCCATTCAAAGAGGGTCATTTGGAAGGCGATTCGTCTGAAGGGACAGTAGCGGAGAATAAGTTAGATTTCTCACTATGCCCTGCCAATTATCTACCTTTACATTCTACCGATAAACCACAGACCACCCCTCAGAAAATCAAGGTCGCACAAAGTGAGTTATCCAGCCGTTCTTCTAAATTCCATAAACTGCTGATTTCTCGTAACCGCAATAACTTGGATAACTTAGAAACAGTGGCTACACTTACACGGCAGAAATATCTGGATGGTCAACGAAGGCGCATTGGATTATACATCAACAGCATTTCAGGATACGCATCCGGTACGCAAACTGCGCTGACTGTAGATGGAGTAGATGCCACTACGGTATTCCAAGTAGGCGATACTGTATACAAGTCCGATGGAACACAATTAGGAATCCTTACTGCAGTCACCACTACAACCTTGACCCTTGATACAACCATTAGTCAAATTTCAGGAGGAACTGGATATACCACGGCTACTGGTGTCGCTACAACTGGCGGAACTGGGGCTGGTTTAACTGTGGATATCGTAGCATCTGGCGGGGTCATTACGAGCATAACTGTGAATGCCGCTGGTACTGGATATACCGCTGGGGATATTGTTACCGTAAATGCAGGAGGTACTAATGCGAAATTCAGTATATTTAGTGCCGGTACGACAGCAGATGTCGTTGATAATGATGAACTATATGATGTTAGTATAACGAAAGGGAAGGGGACACCGAACCAATCTACTGCTGTTAACGAAATGCTTGATATTGTTGAGCACATTGTCACAGGAGATAGAGTCAAGTTGGTTGTCCACCCTACTGATAGAAGGAGATTCAATCAGTTATCTCGTATGATTGCAGGCTCAGAGAGTGCCAGCGAAATTACGGTCGAATACCTGATGTCTCAAGGTCGGGTACTTTCCTTTAGCGACGATGGAAATGGGAACTCAGTGTTATTGGCACATGGTCTATTGAGCGACATCTCCTCTTCTAGTGTATATGTCAAGGGTGACGGCGCTTCAGATTCTCACATTGTCAAGGAAATTATGCCGGGTGCGCCTGTTGTTACTATGACACTGGGCGGTCCCGGACAGGGTGCGATTAACACCAAGGAAACTTGGGACCCAAGCCCAACGGCTCGATTGGCGTGGAATACTCGCCGTGACGGACAGGCAGTTATCAAGGAAACAGGGGCGACAACACTCACTGTATTACCACTAAACAATAGGGCCACTGACTTACAATCTTGGGGCACGTATCCTTTCGCAAGTCAAGGTCAAGTCTATCTGCAACTGCCCAAGTTGTCTGAAGATGAACCTAATCGATTTGCCAGTGCGACCTATGTCTCAAAGGATGGTACGACATTTACATTCGCTGGAGGCACAGGACACATGGGAACTGGAACATTCGTCTTGGGGGATGGTAGCGAATCTGATTCATTCGCTGATTGGAAGACGGCTACTGGAATTGACAAAGGTAGTATACTTCATGTCGACGATAAGTTCGGTGAAGAGACGATGTGCAATGATGGAACGACCATCAATGACCGACTATTCCAAACTCTGGACACTGTTCAGCACGATTACCAATTAGGAACACAGTACGCTAGTACCCGTGCTTTGGTTGAGATTCCACTTTTCCATGAGCAGATATTCGGAGACTTTGTTGGACCAGACAATGCAATGAAACTTCACATTGACTGTACTCACACAGCCCACAGTTGGAACCCCAACCCCGTTGGTAGAAGATTTGATGCAGTTAATCCCGCTGACCCAGAACTATTCGGTCCATTTTCCTATGCTATCAGTAATAATGAACATCGTTTAGGAACAAAGGTTACCAGAGACTTTGATTCCTCTAATCTGCGAGTTTATGTAGAAGATGCTAGAATTTTCCCTATACCTACCGCTGCACCTATTGCAGTAGCAGGAATTGATGGCTCTCTAAGATTTAGAAGGGCCTTCCTTTCCACTGGAGAGTGGTGCATTTACAATGCACGGGATACCACTGACCATTACCTAACCATAGCCGGTTCTGCAGGTGACACTTGGTCAACCAGTGTAAATTTCCTGAGAGATTTGAAATTAGGGGCGCACATTACTCCTGCCCCCGGCTACCAAGATATGAATTACACAGGAATTGCTGATAATCCTCAGCAGATTAGTGCAGGTTATGAGGCAAGGCGCTCATTTTACTACGACCGCTCTAATGTCATGACCCAAGGTGGGAATGTCGATTACGGACTGAAACAATATGTCAGTGCGATTGAGTTCCGTGCGGGCCCTCGCAGTAACCCTCATCTTCCAAGAATCAAGAGTAAGCGACCAAAAGCCAAGATTATCGGAAGAACTCCTACTCATCCAACTACTCCTGTCACGACTCTTATCATGGATGATGCCAGTTTATTCCCAGAGTATGCTCCTGAGGTCGGATACCATATCCGAATTAGTTGGACAGATGCAGCAGGAACCAAACACTATGCTTACTACAGTAGTCGTGGAAATAATACTCTGAATATTCTTTCTCCCGACGCTGGCTTCAACCCACCAATCGGTGACGAAATTTTAGTTGAGGATTTCCATACAGACCCGACAGCCCCAATATATCCGAAAATCATAGATGGATTCTTGAATAGAGCATGGGCTCACCCGTATGCTCCCGGAGGGCTGCGTAACGGAGACACTGTATGGATGAATATGCATTATACCAACCCTCATGCTATTGAGGGACTATTCTGTAAATCAAGAGGAACTCTCAATGAAGCAGAGGTTTGGACTGGATTTAACGGTGGGCAAGGTTCGTTTAATGCAGCCCCAAGAGATAGTATTCCGATGGAAAACTTCCTCATCGGAAATACTTGTATAGAAACGGCTCAGAATTTAGTCCAGCACATTAACAAAACAGTCTTGATGAATTACGATGCACTTGGGTTACCTCTTGATACCGCACCGACTGTCGCCTATATTGACCCATATCAATCAACTGAGGACTTTACACGTGTGCTTCTATACGATGTGGCTCATGACCGTGAATTTATTGCATTCCAAGATTTATGGATGCAGGTTCAATCTAGTCCAGCCGCCGCATCAATTGGAACAAAGCAGACGGTTACAACCGGATTGATTGACAATAATGATGCTGATTCGGGGTCTCATCTTGATGTAGCCGCAGGTTTCCCTTCTCAAAGTAAAATACTACAATCTACAGAGCAATCTGATTTCATAGAAGCCAGTTATGTACATAGGCATATAGCCGTGGCTCAAACGGCTGGTGGATTATCAACACATAGGGTTAATGTAGGTAAGGTAGGCAAAAGTGGTCAATTACCTCGTACAAACGACGCTGTTACGGATATATCTGAGTCCAGTGCAATGCATGCTGATATTGAGCCTTCATTAAGAGAAATCTCTACGTTCTTCGATACACCTGATGGCACAAGGTGCATCCCTGCTTTCCTTGCTATGAAAGGTATTCGTAGTAAGTCCTTGGACTTATCAGGTCACGAAGAAAGTCGCTTACAACACCTTGACCACTGGACTCAGATGGATTTCGTTAGGAGGCTAACTATTGATTTGGGTGAAGTGAAATTACGTGATGGTGTGGATGATATTCAATCTGCTGCTATAGAAGTAGTACGCCTAATCAATCAGGCTGCAGCCAAGAATGGTCGAACCCATGCTCGTAGACCAGCAGACCAATTCCTTGGTGAAAGTGAGAAATTCGATTTGAGTTCGCCGGGGCCGAAGGGTAGCGATTACAGTGGTAATACTGACCCTGCCGCCAGCCACCAGCATGCTGATTTCGCAACGACTGGCTCTACACACGACCCTGCTCCGTTTTGGGATGTAGAGAAGGCATTTGCTAGTCATGACCGTGGTAGTCACATGGGTTATGTTCGTGCTCACATAGGTAGAGTTGTCGAAGGAGGATATTCAATCGTAATTCACTCTACTGTTCCCGGCGCTGGAGGCAGAAATTTCTGTCTTTGGATGGATAATAGTCGTGCACAGACACCTTATCAGCCAGAATATCTCATTGGTCACGGTGGTAGATTCCGCAACTATTGGTGTCAGCCTGACGAAATGACTGGAGAAAATATGCACCCGGCCCCTATGCCGATTAACCGCTTCGGTAGACCTTTCGCACCAATTACTACTCTCAAGGAATTCCTCCCTCCTGAAGAAGTGTCTGATATCACCAAAAATAATCTCAATATGGGGGCAAATGAAGCGGGCGGTAGTACAGTTATATCTACCGCAAATGCAGAAATGTTATCGGGCCGCAATGCGAATACTTTACTCGCAGAGTCACTTGAGACAAAGAGTCCATCTTCGACACTCATTGATGGATTGCGTATAGGAACTCCTGCCAAAGCCAGAATCAATTTCGGGGGCTTGACTCAAGCAGGTATACCCGGATGGTGTCCTGAAGCCGGTAAGTGGGGCTTTGGAAGAGATGGACAAAATGACAGATACTTCGCAGTTTATGGGAAACCGAGTAACATAGACGACACTATGGTGGGCATGTCTATCAAAACTGGCTCTTCCAACGGATACATCCCAGATGAAGACATGAAGAATGAAAATATCGGAGATTCAAACCTTTACGGTCTACGATTCGTTGACCATCTTGGTAAAAGTCATACCATTCGCTTCATTTATCGCCAGTTCGGTCAGAGGTTTGCGAATGACCTGACTTCCTTACCACCTACTCTTGACGATGAAGTTCTCATCCATTTTGATGACAGGGATGTAGGACAAGGTGGATTTACAATCGGTCGACATATGGTCGGCGTCGGCGAAGTATGCGGTCAGAAAACTGGTGGAGATGAAATCAAGTTCAAGGGTAATTTATGGAACAATTATCCAAGCCCTGCTGTAGGAGTGGCTGCGGCTACGACATTAGCCAGTGGTACAATGACCTTGGTTCTTGATGACCCATATGATTCTGGTGGACACCTCAGTCATCCTGATGTCTTGGGCTATCTTGGATTCCCTGAAAGTGGAACTTTCCAATTATCTTTGCATGGTACAACAGCCAATCACCATCAGGGACTAACCTTTTCTTACACTAGTCGGACGCATAATGATAATACAGGCCCTCACAAATTCTTCGGAGTGGTTGGAGGAGCAGGCGATTTTACAGACGGTGATTGGTATTTGAGCCCAAGAATCAACTTTACCAGTGTTCTGACTGACGAAGTTATTGCTGCTGCAGTAGAGTTTGCTATGAAAATGGGTGATGTTAGTCCCAGTGATATCGATGCCACTAGTTTCGATTGCAGAGAAATGTTTGCACCTGATGGTAGAACACTGGGCGAATGGGGTGTTGATGCAGGAGCCATTCGTGTGATTCCTCGGAATGAAACAAAATTACCTCTCAGCAAATTGTTTGATGTCAGTCGCACCAAAGATTGGGGACTATTAGATGGAGCCAGTACCGATGCCATCGTTGTCTCAAAGCATACTGGTGGACTGTCAGATAGTGACAAGGACAATGGGACTAGGCTTGATATTGGCTATATTCCAAAAACAGTTCTTCACATTACGACCAAATACCGTGGAACCAATGCTAACACAGCAACGCCGGTTTTAGTGGATACACAAAACAATCTTGTCGATACAACAGTTTGGCAAAGAAATCTGAGAGGGGAGAACTTCACTGATGTGGCTGGAGACCACATTATTCCAAGAGTGGATAGCCCGATGATTGAGCCTTCGCATGTACATTCCAACCGAATGAGATTACCAGTAGGAGAGAACATATTCTTACTATGCAAACCGGCCTGTGATGATGCTAACAGTTGGGGCAATCCGGTGACCCTTTGGTGGGGTAGCCAAGAGTATGGTAAGGTTAGAAGTAAGCCTAGTGCTTCAGTAGGTCCTGAAAGGGAACTAAACTATGATGTCGATGATGGCTGTTCTGTGAATTTCCATAATGGTATTCTTCACCATCATGAGGTTTTCATCAGAGATGGTGGTAGTCCAAGGGCCAAAGAAATTTGTGGCATTCGTAGGGCTGGTAGTAAAAATTCCAGCCCTTTCCTTTACTTCCGTGGTGCTCGTGATAGTCCTGACCACTGGGTCCCACTATACTTTGGTGGAGGATTTTCAGGAGCCGTTATGGATATCAATGACGGTACTCAGAACGATTATGCAGACTTCTATACTCATCCTTATTCCAGTGGACCAACTGGTTCTGCAGGTTTCCAGAATGTCGGAGAACTCGCTGGCTCTTACGCACTGGTAGATACCAACGCAATGTTAGCCATGTTCCCCGGAACCCCTTACCTTGACCAACATCGTGGAGAAAGTAATCCACCTATGTTCAATCAAGATGGTATTTTACCCTTCGATATGGCAAAGGAGACCAATACCAAATCTACAGGTATGGTGTACACTGATGGGACCAATACTATTCATCCAAACATGCCGAGCCCAGTCGTATTACGATTCGCTCATCCACATGCCCGCTATAGTGCTACAGGAGAAACTACTGACAGTACCACTTACATGATATTTGGTCCGGGGCAGGCCTTCCCTCACAATAAGTCTGTGACAGAGCCACAAGGTAGCAATATCGTAACTACAGGTAACGGATACAGTGCAGTTCCAATCTACATAGGCGGGGTTGTTGGACGAGATACATTTTTGCCCAATCAATTGGCGAATGGTAATTCAGCGGGACATAGTGGATTCAATCAACTTAGTAGTGAGTCTGCACATTTACCTTTGACTACGTTTTTCCAACGCAATAATTTAAGGGGCTTTAATCACGTTATGAATTGGCAACCTACAAAGGGATTCCCTAACACAAAGTCTTCCACTGCACACAATTACTCACAATTGTATAACGATGCCTTCTACTTTGAAGGTTCTAACCACGCTACTACAATGACCTTACCCCCACAGGCTCATCCATTTAATTTCCCATTCGCTGATGTCAATGGAGGAGCAGTTGCCTCTGCAGCCCATCCTAAAACCAGAATGTCAAGTATTGTTTGGCACATGGATGGCGGATATCATCCCGGTGGCCATTTCCTTGATAATCACGTCCTCAAGAACCCTGCTGGTCCTTCTTCAGACAAACTCGCTACAGGTAGTGGTGTTCAGCACAATGTTTCTGCATTCAGACCTTGCGGTGTGTTAGCACAGGCCTACTTGGCTGCATTTGGCGGAGACCCTACTGCCCAAGCGACCGCATTTTCAGAAAATGTCGTTATTGTGGATGCGACTCGTGTTCAGAATGCAGAGGAACTAGGTACAATTCTTGCGGCATCAATTAACACATTCCCCGGTAAAGACCCACTCAAGGCTATTGGTGGAACATTTATGCCGTCCATGCAAAATGCACACAAGCAAGACCGCTATGGCTGGGTACAATTTGATTATGGTGGAGGTACACCTCATGACCCAGTAGGTCCAACCGCTGCAACCATTACAGTAACCGGCGGCCCCGGCTTGAATAATATTCCGAAATATGGTTGGTTAAGGCTAAGTGATGGGGCAGCGACTGTAGGCTATTCGGCTTACATTGACCATAACGGGGTAGATACATTTACATTGGCAGTAAATCCAATTATTTCTACTTCCGACCCAGTTGACCCAGCAGGTCGTGTCCCTATACCATTGATTCCGGGACCCGCACCCGACCTCAAAATCTACGTTTGGTCCAAAGCCGGGGTGCACAGGCATAACAACTCTCTCGCACCCGGAGTAAGAGACCATATGTGTCAAGTTCACTTTAGTGGCTATATTGATGCAGTTGACCGAACAAAGCCCATAGGCGCTGTTGGTTGGGCTGGAGAAGCGTATTCTTACCTCAATTCTTACGAGACTACAGAGACCGGGCCAAACAATAGCCCTGCTGGCCTTGGTGCTTGGCATCCTTTCCTTGGATTTAGTCCATATGGTGCAGCGGAAAGTTGCTTTGCAGCCACTCCTCCTCAACCTACATCTGAAGGTACGTTCGTCAATAACTTCGCTGATTACTGTGTGAACAGTATGTCTTCAAGACATCTGGTTGCTATTACTCATGAAAGTGAATTACCTCTAATTGCTAAAACTGACCGAGATGGAATCATCGCTATGGGTGATTATCTTCTAGCAAAGCAACAGCAAGACCCGGCCAGTGCTGGAACAATTACTTGGGATACCAATAAGATTCACAACAAGAGTAGATATGTAGGTCCGGCTACGGCTGGTCCTCATGTAGAAGCACAGATGCACAGTTTGTTCAATCTACCTACTGAGCCTGATGATTATCCAGTATCTGGCTCAGCCCCAACTGATGCACAATGGCACAGAGCAATTCAGAGCGGGGATATGGTACAGGCTACATCTTGCTTACATCCGACTGGTGATTTATTCTGGGATGAATCTGTACAGAAGGGCTCAAACAACCACGAATCTATCAATGCGTATCTGACCGAATGCATAGGTATCAAGGGAGAAGATGACCATTTAGATATCAATGGAGCCAGCACTGAATATCCTCATCCCGGATTGTTCGGATTTTACAACAGACGTACCGCTGCTCGTAATTTCTCAGCAGAACACGTGGTTTGGAAGAGGATGGATGGCGGTGGATTAACGATGCCTGCCGTCAATGCTCGTGGACTTGGTATGGTACCTTGGGTCAAGCGTAAGGATGGGGTCAATTACAAGACTGTGGGAGAAAAGGTTCTTGGAAATGTCAGATTCTCCTTTGAGACAACTAATGCAGCCATGTTCCCGATTATCCAAGCCCAAGAATTGGGCCACCCTCAATTGGCTGAACAACATCCTTTAGAGGTTCGTAACGCATTGATGATTCCGAACGAAGACCAGCAATTTAAGAGTCTTCAGGTCGTTGACGACACTGGTCAAGAACACCGCCTTGAGGGTGGTAGTCCACTAGGTACTGTCATCATGGATTTCCGTCATATCAGTGACCGAGAAGTCGAAGGCCTTGCGCCTGCTCTCGCTGGCGCAGGTGTACACCCTAACTTGAAAATCAGATTGCCGAATCCCGATGAGATTCCCGGCAACATCGTCGTTAGGTCAGGATTCGATAGGATTCAGGCTTATCAGAACGAAACCATCGGCTCTGGTGGCCTACAGCACCCTGCTCAGCCCGTTCAGAATGTCAAAGATATGTTCTCAAATAAATCTCCGGGACCTCGCCTTTGGCCCACTTGGGAAGATAATGGCTGGGAGCACTTAAGCCAAGACGCTGTAGACATATCCACTGCGACTAGTAAATCACGATTGAATTTCCCATCTTCTACCAACCAAGGGTGGGAGGACCACACTGATGATGCTCCTTTACAAACAGCCTACGAACCTCATGACAGAAGCCTGTTCTTCCATGTTACCCGTATGGGCATAAGTATGACTCATCGTTATGATGTCGATGAATTATCATTTAGCGCTTATGACGAAGCCAACAATGAAATTGATGTCACGACTACACCTGAAGCCGCTACTTGGTTAGATACCAGTGAACAGAGCGGAGGTCGCTATTTCCTAAGAGTATATGACCCTACTACAAACAAAGGTGTATTGGCATCGTATACTGGTACGGGTACAAATAAATTCACTAACGTAGTCGTATCACCCGATTTCAAGTCTTTTATCAGCGGCAAAACAGGACTCAAAGTTGTACCTTCTTACTACATGCCAGCCGGTTCTACGAGATTCTTTGCGGCACGCCGATTGCGTGACCACAGCGAATATTCCGGTGCCAGCCCAGATATGAAGCGAATAGATTGGTTTGATGTTTTCAACACTTTGCCACCTACTGAAGGTGATATGGTAATTCCTTCTAGTCCATTCAATAAGATAACCAAACCAAAGATGACACCTATGCCAATTCCGAGGATGGGGCACCACTATGTTACGCCGACCATGGCACTTATGCCGGGTCATTATGCTCACCCTGCATATCAGAGAATGTATGACTTACACCATGCTTGTCGAAGCGCAAATTATGGGCCAAGTAATGAATCTCTGAAGGGAATTTTAGAAAGTACACGCCTAACTGAAGAGGCAACTGCGGATACACATGAATCACTAAGAGACCCATTCATTTGGTTCTCTACACCAACTGCAACTTATGGGCCAAGTGATGTACATGGTGGTGCATTCACCCTAATGACTGAGACTAAGGTCAAATACGAAGGCTATGGAATCGCAGCCAGCGTAGGTGTCGCTGGAGGCACTAACTCTGAAGGAGGGCACAGTTTGGTGTTGGAGGCGGCTGCCTCATACACACTTAATCGCCATTTCCCTGACCCGCTTGAAGTCGGTGCTTATCAGATTATCATTCAGCCGAATGTATTCAAACAACAACTCAAAGGATTCCATCTAAATCACAGTGATGCACTAAAGGCTCCATCAGAGGCAGGTACTAAGGTGGCTGAATTGACTGGTCAGCAAGTCAATACTGTAATTGCAATTGAGGAGGATGCAGGTACAAATGGTGCATACACCTTGATTCTTGCAGAAGCAATGATGGCCGATGTACGTGGCTGTGAGGTCATTATCAACGAAGTCATATTGGATATTGAGCCAGATGCAGGCAGTCAGTTTACCAATCTGCCACCATTGGCCCTTTACAATCCACTAGGAGTGCAGGAGACAAGCAGTCCTTCCTTTACTCGCCGCAGTCTACCATACAGACCGGGTATGTTCAGTAGTGCAACTCCCGGATACACTATCAATATCCCTTGGTGGGGCATATTGCACAAAGATGGTGCCACTTCTGCTGCCGCCCAAAAGTGGAGGCACTTGGAATGGCATAAGCCTGACAATTATTACGAATTCTGCCGAGCATCTTACGGTTCTGTCGGCGCTCAACTAACCCTCGCAGGCTATCCTACAACATTCCTTGACCTATATGAGCCACACAAGCGAATTAGGAGTCTAAATCCAACATGTGTAGTGATTTCAGCGGATAGCGGTGCTCAGACCATTACTGTAGACAACAACGACTTATTCCCAGTCGTACCTTACTATGGTGAAGTCTTAGAATTAGAGGAAGGTGGCGTAAGATACACCGCTACTTATGCAAATCGGACAGGAACATTAGCGCACGCTACACTTGGCGTCAGTACGACGTTCTCGACAGTGACTGCTGACGCCTCGTTCTGGGGGAAGATTTCAGCAGGTGACGTACTTAGATTATCTCGTCCGTATGACACACATCCAGCAGATTCAGTTTACGAAGATTCAGCCACAAGCGTCGCTACACGCACTTTACCGCAACTTGCTCACGGTACTAGGGATACAAACAGCCTACATACTCCTGATGCATTCCTATGTATGTGGCATCCGAACCTCGGTCGGCCATTCACTTGGTATAGCGATGATGCCAGTAGGCCATTCTATGACGCAACTGGAGTGGCTGATACACCAGTGGACCAGAAAGGATACAACCATATCCCTGAACACTTTGAAACTATTCACTATCAGGATTTCAACTATGTAGCGAGTAAAGGCCCATTCGGCTTGGCCATGAAGTGGGTTGTTCCTCCGGGTGGTGCAGGATTAACACCAAGTGGAACAGCACATAGTGCAGCCGACATAGATGCGGATGCTAATCTTTCTCATCAAGGTGGGACAATTGGTGCAAATAAGTACAATTTCGCTGGATTCTGGCCGGGTGGAAGCCACGGTGGCGGTGCGGTTAGTCGATTAGAATCTTATGGAAATGCACTGATTGGTTGGGGCAGCGATACCTATGGTATGGATTGCGAAACCTATCAAGATTCGACAGGCATTGCTACTCTTGCACTCGCCTCTGATAAAAACCGATGTTTCGGATATCGCATGGCCGTTCGCCAAGCCTACAACAGGCCTCGCTGGTCCCCATATGTACGTGGATGGCTTGAGGTAGCCAACAGTAATGCGTTATTAGGGTATTATCACGGTCCACTTATTCAGCACGATTCTAAGACAAATGGCTGGGATTACGTAGGTGCAGATTTAGGACAGGCTGATGTTGATTTCGACGCAATGTATGTGGGTATCCTTGAGCGCATTACTCAGATTTCTTCACTACTGAACCAAGACCAAATTGGACGACAAGTTCGCTATAGTGATGGGCGCAGAATGACTGCACCTTACGGCTGCGCAATACGTACTCTGCGCAATGCGAGCACAACCAAGCGACTGTATCCGGGTGACGATGCTGGTAAGGGTGTAGAGGAATTGGCTCTTGCTCACCGATATTACCTAGTCGATTGGTGGGGCAATACTCGTGGAGAAGATGTCAGGCGTTTCCCTGTACGTGGATTCGGTATTCGACCATCTTGGGACCCCGAAGATGCCTATGCTGACACCAACATTACTCATCGACCAGCCGCCCATGACCTCTTTGGAGGAGATGGGCTTGACCGCTATAGTGGTAATCTCAATGATATGAACAATGGTACTCCTAACATGAATATAGCCGATTGGTTCAATCCAGCCAGCGCTCTGAGAGTAGGAGACCGTGGTGACGGTAGAGGATGTCGCTGGCCGACTGTATTCAATGAAAGTCTACTCATGGCTGTTAGTGAGAACCATGATGCCACTGGACTTGTCTTATCCCATAGTACATCTGAACCATCATTTGGCCAAGGGTTAGTCAGGCCTAGTAACTTGGTCTTACAGGATGGAGAAATCGAAAGAGGCATTAGCGACCGCATTGACCTGAATGGCGAAGAAGGTTTACTCAAGACTACGGCTAATGTTGGAGAAGCAACTGAGACTGTGAACGCCGATAACAGAGGTGCTGAGCCAGTATCCCGAGATGATGTGCGCATCGGATTGGATGTAGATACTCTTGCAGAACTGAATGATGGCGAATCCCGTGAATATGTTGTCATGTCTACTGAGGCCGCCAGCCTCCATACTGACCGTGAGGTCGGGCAGCGAACGAACATGCGTGGAGCATACGATATCGGTAGCCGAACTCTCAAGGATTTGGATATGACTGACTTAGATTGGTCTGCTCAACCGAAATCAGCGATTATGCGACACTCTAACGCCCATGCTAACTGGGCACTTGGTGGAACTTATGTCATGGAATGGAGTAAACACGCTGGAATATTAGATGTGAAGGGATGGGGTCAGGCAATACCTGAAAGCGGTATGGTATTGTGGCTAAAGGCAGATGCCTTAGACCTTGAGGATGGGGATGCGGTTACCTCTTGGAAGAGTAGTGGACCAATTGACTTTGAATTCACTCAAGGTACTGCCTCTGCACAGCCTTCTTACATCGCATCTTCTGGAATTATCAATAATATGCCTGCTATAGATTGCGATGGTAATGATAAACTGACCCTTCCCTTCGATGCAAGACTCAACACTAATGATGTTACTTTGTTCGTAGTGGCTTGGGCAGATACTGACGATGGTAATGCTCACGGTGTAGTAGAAACATTTTCCAACAGCCCTGTCACAAGGTCAGGGCACTCTCTATGGATTCGTATGGATTCCAATAACAGATGGAGATGGCAAGGTGGTGCGGACACCACTTACACAGGCGTCTGGTCTGCCAATAATAGCGCAGTTGGCGGCTATCCTGAGATAGTCACTGCCCGTACATTCGGTGGAGATGGTGTAGGCAGTATCGCTACCTTTGATTTGTTCTTAAGAGGAGTCAGTGTCGCCTCTACAACAGGTCCATTTTGGGTAGCCGATGATGACCCTACTGGAGTAGGTCATGTTGGCTCATACTATTTGAACGGTAAGATTGCGGAAATAATACAATATAATAGGAAACTCACTGACCTTGAGCAAAGGCAAGTAGAGGGCTATTTGGCCAGCAAATATGGATTATCGACTGAATACGATGGCTGGGCACCTTCTAACCCATACCAAGATACAAACCATGACCCAATTAAGCAAAATATCAACTACGATGATAGCATCATTCAATTCTTGTATCGCCCAGTTCAGAATCTTGACTACAAACATAGTCAGATGTTCCGTGCACATAGCCCAGTCATCGGCCCGCAAGCCACTTCTAACTTCTACGGAGCGAGCGCTGGTGGCAAATATGGGCTATTCGTAAGTGATGTCCCAAGTGCCCGTACAGGCACTCCGAGTTTACCTCCATATGCTCCAGTTTACTCATTAGACCCTACCAGTAGCGTCACAGTACCAAATAGCCAAGGACCAAAGATTCAGGGCGTAGATGTGGCGGGCTATGATAAGACTGACATACGCTCTCCAGTAGCACGTATGGTCATGAGTGAGAATACACTTGAGCACTTCCGTTCTGATGCCAGTCGACGCACAGGTATCGATGATGAAGGCGATTATAGTGTCCAACCAAGGCACAGTCAAACATTACATCCGAAGGGTAGTGATGGGGATGCGTCTTATAATACCGGAGACCATAGTGGGGAGTGAGGCGCATGACACCGATGGATGAGGCTTGGATGATACTGAAGCGTCAGACTACGCTTGGTGAGTTCCATCCTGATTTTCCTAGTCCTCATGGTCCGGTTACTGCTTGGCGCTCGGCACCTGCTGATGACCCTCGTGGACCTATTGAGCCTAGAAAACTCCGTGGTTATTTCAGACAAATACATCGTTCCGCACCTAGAGCACTAACATGGATGTGGAGTGGACCTGATGCACAAACGGCAGCGGAGGGACTTTCTAGGGAATGGAGTAAGTATGGTGCTGGTGATTGGGGCGGTCGCCCTCGACGCATAGTAGGTATAAGGGGGCCTATCTCACGAGATTATGAGGATGTAGGGTGGTCAGGAAATAGTCCGGCTGGTCGTGCTTATACTGGTAAAGATGAAACGCCTGATTTAGAAGCCTTTGGAACTACTGAAACTATTCCTGAAGAGCGACAGGTAAGGCTACCGACCGTATGGGCAGGTGGACGCATAATTCCACCGAGAAATGAAATGCCGAGTTATGACCAAATCAGGCGTTGGAAAGAAGAAGAACTAGGAATGGAACCTTGGGATGACCCATTCGTGAATGATTGAGGAGTGAGTATGGCACTAGGTAAGAATCTTGCAACTGGTCGCTTTGATGCTTCCCAGACGCCAATTATGAAGAGGATACGTAAGCCTCGATTCGTGGATAATGCTGTAAGGCACGGTGTTTATTCCAAAAAGCAAGGTGGTTTCGTAGTAGACAAACCTACACAAAGCGATTTCCTCCCTACCCATGACCGCAAGTATCGTCTCATTGAAGAAGAGGATACTGTCCGTTTGCTTCACAATCCAAGCGATGGCCACCGATACGAAGGTGCCATCTATTCCTCTGACGATAAGGTCAGTACCGCTTCTACTCTTCCTGCACTATTCGTAGGTGCAGATGATATCCGTCAACTACTGGCTCCATCTAAGATTGAGGATGCGGGTAAAGGAACTCGCTATCGAATTGAGAACATCAAAGGGAAAGAACTGGCCCAGATTGGATTTACCAACAAAACGGTTCATATTTCGCAAAAGGTAGGCGTTGGTCTAAGGACTTCTGATTTGGCCAGTAGAATTCTCAATGCTACCACCAGTTCAATCAATGGGGTGGTCATCAATACTCCAAGTTCTACCTTTATTGCGCATGATTTCTACGGTGTAGATGCAGTTAGTGCGTTACGATACATTTCCAAGCATGATTCGCATCTGACCAAAGGTGACCAGTTTGGGAATATACACTATTCCTCTCAGAGACAGTATCGCAGAGAGCACATGATTACTGATAGCCAAGTGGCTGGAGGAAGCGACAGTGACCAAAGTGATAGTTTACCTAACCGGGTAGTCGTTAGAGGAAAACCAAGAGCCAACAATGACGCCAATGTGGTCCAAGTCGATGATTTAGGAGCGCAGTCGACATCAGTAAACGAGATACCGGGTGGCATCCATGTCCCTACGGCAGTGACTAAGGCCAGTGCACGTCAGATAGGGAGAAAGGTCCTTTCGATGGCTAAGAATGCCGTAGGTAGTAGGCGATTAAATGATGTAAAGGCGGCAACTCATATCCATCCGGGCGATGCTGTCACTTACATTTCCAAGGACGATACTACTCGCAAGGTCATTCTGAGTGCTAAATATGACCTGAACTCAAGAAGTACAGATTTGCATATCAATAGTGTCGAATCGACTCTGGAAGATGTAATTCAAAGGTTCCAAGAGGTTGATGTCAGCGGAAGTTTCGATGATGGATATGAGAGAAATAGACAGTTTTCTGTAGAGGAGTTCAGCACATCATTTGGCTTCAATATCAAATCAACTTGGACAATTAGTACCCGTGAGAACATGAATAGAGGCGTAGGCCTAATCATTGGTCAAGTTGCTCGCAGCGAAATCAATGGAGCGAGGAGACTTAGGTCTACAGGGGTATTGATTAACAACGCTGGTGGATATCCAGTAGGTACTACTTCGTTTACTACGGATGGGACAGCGGCCAACAGTGTATTCACTGCAGGAGTAGAAGTTTACCGCTCTAATGGTAGTAAGATTGGACATGTTCAGAGTTCAACTCCTACCAACGTGACCATCACATTAGCCAGCCATGACCTAGTTTTGGACAACGAAGAGTTGAAGATTCAGGCGACTTCGTCCTATCCAGAGGCGAACAACGCACATCTGAAATTAGGATTCGCACAAGGGAAGTATTTGAGGAACAGGAGAGGATGATTTGCCACTATTGAATGAAGGAACGAGGTATATGGTCGATATGCTGAAGAGTCGTATCAACGAAGTTGTCTTTGGCTTTGACGGAACAGTCGCTACACAGAGTGATGGTGGAATTGGTAAACCGGCCATCACAGTCACGCCCAAAGTCAGAGTATTGGACGATAATTCCCTATTGGTCGAAGCGCAACTATCGTTAGATACATCCTTCACGCAGCCTTTACGTGAGGTCGTTATCCAATACAAGAATCCAAACGATTCGACTGACACAACTACATTTTTCCGCTATACATACAACTCTCTGAACAAGACTACCAACAACGAAGTCCACTTTTCGACAATAATTGAGGTGAATGCATGACAAATCCATTAGCAGGACATACGAGCGCAACGGCCATGGGAACAAATGCCCAAGGATTAAGAGACGGTGATGGGCTAAGTAGCCCCAGTTTGACCAATCTCTACGAAGGTATACACGGAAACGGTATTTTCCGACTTGAATCTACAGCCTCAGGCGATTCCCTGAGAAATTCACTGGCTGTAGGGACTCCGGGATTCTTAGAAGTCGGCGCTTCTCAAGGAGAAATCAAGGTATATGGTGGATATTGTGTCATTGATGGTATGCTCTATACATTCGCTGGAGGGCCCGGTAGTCACGAGACTTTCGTTGTAGGAACTACAGGAGCAGGTGCTAACCATAGTGGCGAACTACCGGCTGTTCCTGCAGCAACCAGTGATGTTTACGTAGTAGTTTACCTAGATTCTCGTAGCAGCCCTGAGGCTCACTTGAGGTACGAAATGGGGACTCCGAAGGAGACTTCACTGGGTACACCACTCATCCCCAATGTCTTCCTCTCTGACCCAAGTGCAGGGACATCTCTCATTCACCAAACGACTGTTATAGCAGTCCTCAGATACACGATGACAGGTGGGGCAGGTACTGTCACTACCTCATTGAATACCACTCCAATTGTTCACGATAGGCGAACTTTTGTTAGAACCAGTCCCATGTATATGAGTCCGTTAACCAAGGGAGGTGTGGGTAACGTAGACCCGGCCAATGCAGTGGATTCTCATACTGACTTAGACAACATGTATGCCGCTCCTGAGAGTGGTAATTTCGCTGATACTGCTATGAGTGCGCTATGGATGAGTCATACTCCTGATGCTCACGGTATGCTATATGCTGCTGTGCCTCAGAGTTTGGATAGTACCCCTGATACTCACACCTATCGACTTATTGATGAAGTCAAGGTGATTACTACTACAGGTAATCTAACCTTTACCTTCGACCAAGCCAATATATGGATAGTGACTACTGATGCGGCTCGCACCATCAACCCCAGTGGTAATTTCCCACCGGGTCATACCATAGAGGTATACCATCCGGCTGGTGGCCATACCCTCCACTTCGACAGTGCTGGTATCAACGTCAACGTCGCTATCACCAATTACGGTAAATTCGTCTATGATGGGACCAACTGGCATAAGTTGGACTTGCATGTGGTGAGTTGATGGGTAGACTCATCGACATGCTCAAGCAGAAGTGTGAGAACTGTAGTAAGACTGCACTACCTCGCTCAATATCAGGTCGCTATATCAGTGGAGAGCCCGCAGTTCTACACGAATGCTCTTTCTGCGGATACCTTCGATTCCATGGCCAACTGGGCTTCAAAGGTGTGCGCAAAAGGAAGCGTTCGCCTGTATCTAAGAGGGCTAATGGCCGCCTTTCCCATTATCTCAGGCAAATGGCTGAGAAACTTAGTTAGGCTCTTTCGCTAACACTGCATCTGCTACTAGAGAAGATATGCATATTACGCATGCCCTATATTCTCCACACATTAGCCCTACACTTTCGGCATTAGCCCTACCGCATACGTCACAATCCATCTACTCACCACGCTTTCCAATAATGTCATCAATGCGTAGGATACTGATAGTGACCTCTGCTGCGGATTGAATAGCCTGCTTGACCAATTCCAACGGTTCCCATACATCCGAGTCTACCATGGAGCATGCTCCACCATTCTCAATGTCAGGTCCCATGTCACTGTTGCCCTGCTGATGTTCATTCCTGAGAGTTAGTACAGTGTCCAGTGGGTCGTGCCCTGCATTCTCTGCAATGGTAGCAGGAATAGCCTCTAATGCATCTGCGAAGGCATCGATGGCCATCTGTTCACGACCGCCAGCCTCTGCTGCACGAGAGCGCAGATGTAGTGCTGCGCTTAGGTATGCGCTACCTCCTCCTGCTACTACCTTACCATTCTGATAGGCGAGACAAACTACACCGAGTGCATCTTCAAATCCACGCTCAGTCTCATCAAGGGTCTGCTTGGTTGCACCTCTGAGAATCAGAGTGGTAACTTCGCCTTCTCCCTTGACTACAACATACTTCATGTCTCCAATCGTCTTGCATTCGACATCGCAGTCTACGGCTTCGGATAGGTCATCTGGGCTGTGGGCGGCAGTTGTACCGAGTAGTTTACACAGGGCAGTAATATCGCTCTCAGGTAGGCGATGAACGACGCTAATGTTGGCCTTGGTGAGCATAGCGGCGACAACTTCGTTCACGGTGTCCCTAACGAAGACAACACCACCTTCTGGCAAAAGTGAAGCGATTGCCTGTGATTTCTCTACCCAATTATCTCGACCTGTCTGTCGCTTGTATTGTTGATATTCAGCAGCAGAGCCTAGATTCAGTTGGACATTGTCATCCGATTTGCTGTCACTCAGACCGGTGTTGATAACGAGTGCTTTCCCATGCGGAACCAGTGGCATAGCAGGCAACATGAACTCCTTGTGCAAAACTACCCCACTAAAGCACGATGAATCATCCAGTGAGCCTCCGGGCTGACAGAGGACACGTATACGCTCGTAATCACCCTCAGCATTCTTTACTGCATCTACGCAGAGTTGGCTGACATGGTCCATACTGGATTCCAGCGCTTTCCCTGTGATTGAAGTCTTGGCTACGTGTTGAAGATGTTCTGTAGAATCAAAGGTCAATGTATCCAAGTGGTCAGTTGCCCACCGACTGGCCTTACGGAAACCCCTGCAGACAACATTTGCATGAAGTCCCTTGTTGAACAGGAGTTCACTGTTCCCGAGGAACTCTCCTGCCAGCACTACTGTACTAGTGGTCCCATCATAGCAAATGCTCTCCTGAGTGTTTGCTGCCTCGACCAACATTTTGGCCGCAGGGTGGGTTATGTCTAATTCTTGTAAAATGGTGGCACCATCGTTGGTGACAATCACATTGCCACCACCATCTACCATCATTTTATCCATTCCCATCGGACCCAGTGTAGTCTTCACTGTGTTGACGGTTCGCTTTGCTGCTCTAATATTGTGCACTACTGCACTAATGCTTCCTTCGGTATCGTTCATATTGTTCCCTCTCTTTGGTTAAAGTAGACATTACCAGTCCACCTCAAATTCTTTGACTAAGCCAGAGTTTCTACATCTTGCTTTCACAAAACCCTCATCTACGCCGTGACGCCATAGTTCATAAACCAATTCCGCATCTTTGAGGCAATACTCAGCCACTTTGCTGTAATTACCTCTTCGCCATTCGACGGGAGCATCATGACTCTGCATGAGTTTACCCTTACTTAGAGTGTGATAGCATGCATCCGACAATGGAACCGCATGCCCGGTTATATTTTTCAGGAGGGCAGAAGTATCGAATATCTGCTCATCTCCCTTGGAAAGAATGTCTCTGGCTGTCCAGCAGTCAAGTGCGTCACGGATGATAGGTAGGTCGAACATTTTCAGATTGTGACCCAATACCATACCTCCCTTCGCTACATGTTCTGCGAGGTCATCACCAATGGTTTTGGGATGCAATGCCTTGATGACAGTGCCTTCCGGGAGGTACTTTGATACCTTTTCATTACAGTATACTACCCCTTGGTCACCATCCCAAGTCGCAACTACAGACGGCTCAAAGAGATGGTTCTGACCCCAGCCGCCTATCTCATGTGAGAAGTTGGCGGTCTCAATATCAAGCGCAAGCATGTTAGTCATTTCTTATCCTCCGCACACATTTTGCACCAATCGCATATCGCAATTATCCTCTTACCACGCTTGCCCACGACGAACCCTCCTATGTCTCTTCCTATCATTGATTGACAAAATACACATTCAACAGACGTATTCGGCGACATGGAATTTAGCACGTGTTTCGCAGATTTCACAAATGTTGGATTTGATGACTCCTCGTTGCGTGTACTTGATGATTCTGTGGTGACAGAATTGGCACTCAAAGACTTTCCATACACCCTGCATCACTTCCCTCCTTTGCTTTGGTGGTCGGGTCTCAGTCGAATGTATATACGGACTCCTTCACGAGTTTCTTCAAACATCCTTGCTCCGAAATCGTTGTATTTGGAATTGATTGAACTCTTGCTATTCAGGTTAGCAAGTTCACCGAATGCCTTCATGATGTCGCTCTTCTTACCCCATCCGATACCACGCCTGTCATCAAAGTCATAGCGTTCACAGCGGTCATAGGCACTCTTCCATAGGCCTTGCATAGCCTTCTTCTCACTACCTTGTTGACCAACCTTGACCTCGGACTCAAGCCAGTGAATCAGATTCTGATACAAGTCATAGAGGATTTCCTTAGCCATGTCTACGTGGTCTCCACGAACTGTCCAAGTCCCTTCAATCATCGCCATGTGATGAGCGAGGACATTGGTATAATTCTGTAATCCCATGATGAACGATGCACAGACACCTTGCTTCTCAGGGTCCATGTTCTCAATGAGATGGTAGTATTCGTCAATTGCGGATATCAGTGCTGGGATATAGGATTGGTCGATATTGAAGAGGGAGTTCATGATGCCCATCACAACTGTCTCTTGGTCATCTCTGGCCATATCTTCCCATTCCATATTCGATAGGCCCGTTAAGTGAAGGACTCTATTCTTGAGGTTCTTCTGTAGGTCAACGAAATACTCGACAACCTTGTCGAAAGAAACTGTATAGTCGGGCTTATTGTGAACGGCTCCTGCCAACTCGTGCGCAATCTCACGCTTCATCTCAAGAGTCCAGTTGCGCCAATAAGTCAAGACACGCTGGAAGATACCCTTGTCAAGAACGTGCTCTTTGATACCCTTAGGTGGGTAAGTGGTAATCCATAGGGACACCTCAGATTTGATTTCAAATGTCTCACGAGCCATGTGCTTAACCAGCATGTTTCTACCAGTTCCTGCAGAGTTCAGTGCACTCTGTAGGAATAGGGTGGTGTTCTCATTGTGTTGACCAGTCTTTAGCAGTACGCTCCCTTCATCAAAGTTCAGACCTTTACGGCCAGCAAGTATACCTTCTCTGACAATGGTTGCATTCTGAGGGTCATCGGGGTCAGGGACAAGTGTACCCACCAATGCAGCATCATTACCTGAATTGTAATCGACACTGTTCAAACCTGATTCTTCTAAAACACGTTCAATCACCTGATATGCTGCTGACTTACCTGTTCTTGTATCCTGAATCCAGAACACGCTTACACGTGGGTCAAGATTACTTGCCCCTACAGGGATGCGCACATATGGTATGGCTGCCTGACCCTGTACGAAGAAGAACGACAACAGGCCCGGAATCTCATTGTTCCTACTAACCTGATTGTAGTGCTCTAAGTATCCCTTTAGGATAGGATACTTGTGTACGCATTCGTAATTATCTGCTCGATGTTCCATCATTTCTATTCCCTCTCTTGTGTGTCTTTTGGACTCTGACAGGTTCTTCTGAGGTTAGGACTTCAAGCAGTCTTTTCCTCAAGGTGGTACCCATACCTTTCACTTGCTTGAGCGATTCTGGAAATAGCATTTCTTCAATGGAGCCGCACTTTTCCAAGGTCCGCTCGACCAAATCCGGTCCAAAACCGGGTACGGCTATCAGCATGTCGGCTCTGACATCATTAGTGCTGACACGTGTGACTGCCCTTGCGCCATGTCGGCTCGCAGGCTTGTGGAGTTTACTGTGTAATTTAGCAATGAACATAGCGGCTTCGCTGCAGTCCTTCGCTCTATAGATGTGGCAATCAAAGTCTGCCATAATTCTAGCAAAGGTACCTAACAGTTCGTTCATTACTTTGGAATAGGAAATGTTGCGCCCTTGCCTCTTACTCATGGAAACATATTTCGCTATGTCTCCATGCACCACTAAGAACACTCTTTCACAGTTAGCATCTAAGTTTTCCAACTGACGCATGAGGTGTCCACTGTGACTGGACTGGAATAAATCTGAGAGGCTCTTGCACTCAATGTGTGCATTACCTGCCTTGTAATCACCCATGCCTTGTAGGTGTTCTTTTCTGATGGGGAAGCCTTGTCTTTCAGCCGCCCTAATGATAGCATCATGGAGGGGCCCTCTCTCGTTGGTATCAATGATTAGTGGTGGTGTCGACATCATTCTTCCTCCTGAACTAATTGCCATAGGGCTACTTCGTAAGCGTAATTCTTTGACTGCAAACTAGTCGAAACCGTATTGTGATTACATCTCTCAAATGTGCTGTAAGAGTAGAGGATATTGGCCAACTCTGACTTAGTGGGATTGTTTTTGTAGAATCTGTTGGGTAGTGTTATCTGGGGCTGGCACTTGAGTGCTGCCATAATTTCACCAGTGGTCATAGGTCTACCCTCTTCTTCCATCACTCTCTTGATGCGATTGCGATAGTTCAGATGCTTCGTATAGGGATTCTTGTTCGGCATTTACTCTTCCTCCTCGATTGCTCCTGTCTTATCCCAGTATCGGCACTTACCGAGACACATACCCTTCTTCCAGAGCATAGAGCATGTCTGGGGATATTCAGTCCTAACGATAGTGCCCACTTGATAGCGAGTCACACCTTCGTCAAAATCTGCCCATTGCAGCGAACGAATGTAGTCTACAATTGTTTCGGTATGTTTGTCAGTAGTTTCCTTTGGAATTCTCTCTACATCAATGAAATTTCTCAGGCGTTTTGATAGATACTTGACCAACTGCACTCGTGCATCGTGGCTGGGATTGCTACCCATTTGGCATGCCGCTGCATTAAGGCAGGGCAATATGATGATGCCATCCATATTGACGGTGGGTAAGTCTACAGGTGCGGTCTTTGCATTGAATATCTGACTTCTTTCGCTGGGCTTCTTGACATTCAAGGTGACACCCTTTGAGCCATAAGATACCATACCCTGCTTTGATTCAGAAGCCTTGTCCATGATGTGCTCCATACCCCTCTCTAAGTCAGTAGATGTCAGGGGAACAGACCAGAATCCACGCTTGGCGTTGTATGAGTTCGGAATGCGAATCATTCCGCTGGTATCGAATGGGACAGCAGGGTCTGAGCAAAACAAATCTAAATCCTTGACCCAGTCATTGATGACTTGAGTACCTGCTTCCTTGATTGCAGACAGATGTGGCCCGCTTCCGGGTGTATATGGCTTGTCTAACATGACCCACACGTGAAACCCTCCGCCTGAATACCACATGGCATGAGATATGTCCTTCTCTTGTAGATGGTAGTGGAGCCTTAGTGTCTGACTTAGTGCTTCTTGAATATCGACCTCTGGGCGATTACGTTGCCTGAAATTCTTCGGGTCAAAGTCAAGGACGAAGTGCCTGATGATAGGAGTCATCAGGTCTACTCTTTTGTTGTAGGGCTGCTGGGTGGCACGGTAACCATACACTGTCATGAAGGCATTAGATACACCATTCTTCCCAGCCCAATAGTTTTCCAACTCTTGGTTGCTTCTGACTAAACGCCTGAAGCCTTTCCCCTGTTCCGTAGAGAGTTCCATCACCTCCCTAGGAAAATCAAACACAATCTTCATGCCCTTCACGCTCCATATTTCTCAGCAATTTCCCTCACAATAGATGACATGCTATCAGCATCATGTAGATGCTTCATATTGATAGCCAAATACATCGGGCCCATGGGACCATCTTGTTGTTCATCAAACTCATAGAGACTAGTTTGTATAGCCACTGTATAGTCTTGGTCTTGTCCCAAATGAGAGAATGTTAGCGACACGGGTCGCCCAACAATACGCTCCATCAGGGTCTCTATTATTCTTCTAATCATGTTCTTATTCATTCTTCTTCACCTGTCTTGTAATTTCTTAGGTATTCTTCTGGGTCATCACTACCATCCCAACTTGGGCATATGCTCTTGAAAGAACACCATGCACATTTACCCTGACTGGGCTTAGTTGGGAAATCCTCCGTGAGGTAGGCAGTGAGTAGTGCATCCTTCATGCGCCTTAGTTTACGCTTGTAGGTAGTATTGGTGCGCCCTGTGCAGGGTTCGTAGAATATACGATTGATAGAGCGCTGTTCGTATCCGTATTTGTTCAGAGCCTCTACTTCTACAAGTCCACCTGCTGGATAGACCCATCCCCAATGCGTCACGTTTGCATAAGGGTGGTCAGCCATTTCAAGGAGGTCCTTGTAGTAGGCCATCTCTGTACGCATTGATTGTAATTTGAATTTGGAATCCTCCCAATCGTCTCCCTTCTTGGTCTGAACCCATTTACCTGTCTTCAATTCCATTAGGGCCACTGAGTTCTCCTCAGTATGATAGCCCCGGTCAATCATACCAGCGTAATGCACTGGTACGGTGATGGTCTCTCCATTGAACTCAATGGTCTCATCTCTAAAGACATGAAGTTCTAATTCATTGATGATGGGGAGATACTTGTCCGGCCCTTCAATCAATAGTCTGTCTAAGTCCCAAGAGATTCGATTGAACAATACATCTTCCTCGCCCAGTTCATAGGGCTCCTCTGGCTCAGGCAAAGCGCTGAGAGCCAGTTCCATGGCTTCCGTCCTTCGGTCCTCGACAAGACACTTGTGAATCTGATTGACTAAAGGTATGACGTTATCGTAGTACACTTCTACAGCATCGTGCACATTGGTTCCCTTAGTCATCGCATCAGTGGTGGGTTCAGGGAGTCGATGAATCCGCTTGTATTCGTATTGCTTGGGGCAGAAATCGAAGTCACTTGTCAGACTAGTCTTGGTAATCCTTAGATGCTTTTCATGTCCCGGTTTCCACCCATATGTGGACTTAGCGTATGCTGCAAAATCTCTACTCATTCTACCATCCCCAATAACTTTTCAACATACACTGCTGCATCCATCAATTCTTCCTGTAGGTGTACAAGCCACTCACGTATGGACAGAACTTCGTCTTCCATGGTCACTCCATACTTTTCCTTACCCACATCTGAGCGGGCCTTTATCTTCTTACATACTTCGTCTTCTATCTTACTCATATAATCACCAATACCTCTTCGGTCTTGCTGCACCTGTAGCGAACTCTAAGTTCCAACCAAGTGCATTGTAAATACTCTTGACTTTGGCCTTAACCAACTTCTCAACCATCTTGTCATAATCCAACGAGAATCCTTCTAATTCCTTCTCATCATTGTAAGCAATGATGTCAGTCATAGGTAGACCCTCAGGGACACCGTCGATGTAGGCCCAGTTTACACTGTCTCCTTCATCGAACTTTGTGCCGTTGGAGAGATGCTCGTTGTAGTAGCGAGCGCCCTTGACTCCGGGCACACCTACACTATCAGCGTAGGCATTGAGTTTCTTCTGAATACGAGTTGTTCCGCTGATTTCCTTCAGCGTCACATCACCTCGCTTGATTCGCTTAGCCAATGGTCTGACCATCTGTGTCACTTCATCTTCATCAGCGCCCGTGCATACAGCCTTCAGAACATCGTTTTCCAAGTTCTTAGAAATAGGAGCCAGTGTGCTGATTTTACCAAACCGAGCAGACTTGACCTTGCCCTCATCTTCTGGAGGATAGGAGCAGATGCCGTAGTAGAGATTCTTACCAGCGACCAGCCAGTAGGGCATGTATGCCTCAAACTCTACGATGAGATGGCTCGCCTCGTGCTCACGCTGAACAGTCTCAGTCAAATGCTTGGCTAATGCAGTTGCCTCTTCAAACGGCACTTGTACGAATGCGGAATCTGTATGTCCATACAGGGCACTATAGCCCTGTGCTTCAGATTCCTCCATTAGGAATTTGATAGCCTGTCTTCCACAGGCGGTGATAGCACTGGCGATACCGAAATCGGACCAACCCCAGTGTGCACTGGCAGTCATTCCGTAGAACGAAGCCATGACACGCTTCACTGCTAATTGCAAAGTATTCCATCCGTTTCTCTCAGTTTCCGAAGAGGCGGATTTCATGTTCTGTTTGTATTTGTCTCTGAGTTCAAACATCTCAGTGACGATTGTAGGAAGTAGACCGGGCTCCCCTTGTAGCCAACAGGTTCCGTCGGGCAATTCCCTGACATTCTCCTCATTCTTTCGGCTGGAAGAAACACGTGTCTCCCATGAGAGATTATGCGACAATATGAGTGACGGATACAATCCCTTGTAATCCACACACGCTACACCTTCGTATCGTCCGGGAGTAGGTGGTGGGATGAATGCACCCTCGTAATCTTGCTTCTCTTGAGTAGAACGTGTAGGTGCTTTCCAGTGAGTTCTACGGCTGAGTAGACCTCGTGCGAATCTTGTCACATTGTGACAGGATGGGAAGGAAACGCCTGTGATTCTTTGCAGGCTGAGGAAGAAGTTCAGCACGTGATTCTCTTCATCGATGCGCTTGAGTAGCAGAGTATCTTGCATACAGTAATCGACATATTCGTCGAAGCGCTCTGTCCAGCCAGTGAACACATCCATGTCAAACTTACCACCATACCCAAGGGTCTCTGCGATGGTATCTAATTTGAGATTCTTGAGTTGAGGCTGACCACTGTCTTTCCATACCCGCTCAAATCCAGAGCCGCTTCTCAGCGGGGCCGCTGTATCAAAGCAAAGTCTACCCATGATAGGTTGAGCGACATAATCGTACCCACGAGCACCACTCTTGCTAGGTGGTCTTAGTACACGGTTGAGAGGGCTCAGTCTCCTAAACTCAGGCAAACGCCTGACAAGATGAGGAAGGTCTGCCCACATGATTGCGTGTGCAATGAAAACATCCGGGTTGCACTCATCTAAGTAGTGGAGAAAGGCTTCGTGCATATCTGCTTCTGAGCCATACATGTGACGCTCGTAGGTGAACTTAACAGGGACGCCCTTGACTTCGTACTCTACCTCTCTCTCATCTATAGAATGGTCCATGTCGTACAATCCTCTGGGATTATCTTTCTCCCAACAGAAGGAAATTTTACGATTATTATAGGAATCGATGACAGCCATAACCGTGGTCTCATCTGTCTTCGGGTCCCATTCTAAATCGAAGTGCCAGACACGTGGCTTCCACTCAGGCATCTCATCTATAGAATCGATGAGGTATCTGTCAGTGAGGCTAAGGTCTGCTTCCCAAGTCCTACCGAACTCACGAGCCATATCCCTTACGTCGCCCGTTCTATAGGCATACACCTTGACCAACTCATCTCCTGTTCTCAGCGCTTCTGCTCTGTCATACCAATCTATAGAAGAGCCGGGGTAGCGGTCAAGGATGCGATTTACGATGCGAGTAGGTGTACTTGCATGAATCCAAAAGTATGGCTTGAAATCTTCGATGACCTCTTCGATGAGGTTGCCATCAGCGTCACGCCACCTCTTGTAGATGTGGTCAGGGCCCTCGGGGTCAGGTCGGAATGTATCGATAATCATCCTAATGTCACCTTCCCACCTTTCTTTAGAGTGTCCAAGAGACCTTGCTCGTTTTTGTTCGTGGCTAAGAAATTTGCGTGCACCAAACCTTTCTTCTTACCTAAGATTGTATACACATTCTCAATGTCTTCCGCAATGTATACTCTCGCAATCATGCTAACGATGAAAGCAGTATCTGGATGTTCATTGACAAAGTCCGACCAGTCCTGCTTCTTACCTGACTCGTGAGCAACGTATACCCCGTGTGCTTCATGAGAACTAACAGGTATACGATGTCCCTCATAATCGATGAAAGTATTGACGTTGACTGTCTGCTTCACTCTGGCAGTGTATTCGCTCCTCGGAATTTTCACAGGTTCGCCCCCAACTACGAGGTCAACATCGTGCGGACATAAGTTAAGTAAGCGCATACTTACTCCTCCTCGTGTATCTGTACATAGGTTACATCTGCACCGCAAGATGCGCAGTGTAGTGTTGCCACTATACCGTCTCCTTCGTAGCCGTAATCCTCTGGATTAAAGTCTGCGCCCCAAATCAATGTGCCCCCACATAGCCAGCAGACATCTCTCCTTCGGTGATTTACATGAATGTAGTTGGTCATGTTCAATCCTCCTCGTACTCTTGGTCGATGACCACCATTAGGAACTTGGTAGCAGGTTGCTCCAGAACAAGGACAGTCTCATCTCCCGTGTAGAGGTTCATCTCTCCACTAGGCAAGTTGTTCAATAGTTCCGGTAGCCATCGGTCGAATGCTGACCTTGCTGGAATCTCAGGGGAATCGATGTCATTTAGAGAAGCCTTGACGAACATCTTGCCCGTCGATGCCTTTCCACCACGAATCACGAACTCACGTCCCTGCGGGTCAAACTCAGTTTTGCACGAGTATTTCTCGCCCAGCACCTTACCGAACTTCGCAGCAGGCTTCAGTGCTTCACTGTCTACCTTAGCATGGTAGTCAAGGGACATCTGATGCCAAGTCTGCCACATGTTATCTTCGCTCTGCTTAATGAGTCGCTCCATCAGTCCTACCTTGTCTTGAGATTGGACATATGATGAAGTAGGTAGTTGCAGACTTGCTTTACCGCAAGCCACATGAAGCGTTCCAGTCCTACCTGATTGAGTCACAGTTATGTCCCCACCTTTGATAGCGGTCAAGAACGATTTGAACTTAGGGAGGTCACTGATGACTATTCGACCAGTCTGCGTGACACCGCAATCCATCTGACGACGGATGTAGTGAGTGTCTTTACCGACAGAAGCAGTGATGCCATCTTCACTAAGTGTGATAACAATGTCTGACAAATCTTTACCAAGACTACTCAAGAAGTTCTTGAGGTTGTCATGTCCTATTGTGAACTCAGCCATAATATCATCTCCAGATTACACGGGTGGGGAAGGGCACGACTCATCTCGTGGTGAGTCAGTGTGCTACAACCTTCGTTAGAAGAGGTTGTGCCCAATTACCTTACCAAGAACCCCATGTGTGTAAATCAAAGCATGCCCTCTCTCATCTCAGGTAGACCGTGCCATACAGCAGGCTCACCCTTCTTAGTCACGAAGTATGTTCTCTCCTGACCCTTGAGGTCAGAGTTGGTCTTCTGCTTGAAGAAGTCCACGTAATAGCGAGTCTCTCCTGTAGGTGAGCCATCGCTGTTACGCATCACCTTCGACTTGCACCAAAGGATTTGGAACAGGTCGTTGGTAGCATTCTTCTCCCACGCAAACTTCCAGCCGTCAAAACTGACACGCTTGGTATCAGAGACTTCCTTGAGGTGGGTCTCCCAATAGACATCTACGCCCAGCGAGTTAAGGCGCTGGCAGATATGGGTAAGTTGCTTGAATCGGGTAGACCTGATGTTCCAATTCCAACCAATCTCTTGGTTCAACTTCGCCGCAGCCGCTTCGATAGCATCCTTGGCATCCATTTCCAAATCGTAGATTTTCATGTTGTTGATACACACACTATCGAATTGGTCAACTGCAGTCACAAGGAATGTCTTGAGCAGAGGCCCAGTGAAGCCTTCCTTGTTCTGATTCTCAGCATACTCTACAGCGTACTTACCGATATCCATGATACGCTGATACGTACTGATGTAGTTGTATGCAGTGCGGTCTTCTACCTGCATGACCCATGGTGAGAATACTCGTACACGTGGGTCATTCGGATAGTGCGCCTGCTTACAGGCCATTGCACCATTGTCGAAGTCCATCGACCACAGCATTTCACCATCGGTGTAGCGATGCATGTGTGCATCCATTACCAAACCTGTCTTACCAGTGCCTTCGTGTCCGACCATGCCACAGAAGATGTGACTCGGCTGGATATCTGGGGCGACTGCCTGAGATTCCATTTCTGCAGCGATGCCGGGGAAGCGAGTAATGAACTCCGCTGATGACACAGTCTTCATTTCCGCCGCCTTATCGATAGCAATTGCATCCGCTTCCGCTTCAGCCGCAGTTTCGATTTGCTGTTCGTTCTGCTGAGACAATGCTCCCCAACCGGACATCACTGGTCACCTCCGAATTGATTGAGGGTAGGAGTACCTGCTCCACCGCCCGGTCGGGCAGTGCGAGAAGGTACATGGATTCCCAGCAGTCCGATGCTCGGTAGCATCTCATTGTTGTAAGGTCGCATCTTCAAGCGACCAAACAGGATGACCTGAGTGCGCTCAGCATATGGTACGAGATTGCCGTTATCATCAGTGAACTCAAACGGATGGTGTTCATCATGTAGACGACCCGGAATCCAAACAGTCACGGATGAATGCATGCTGTCTCGACCATTGCGAGACTGTAGTGCCAGACTGGTGACGCTCATACGGTATGAGCGACCTGTCGCATCGTATTCACTGTTCATTGGTTCCTTGTTGAGTAGGCTCACGAATCCCTTGACAATGACTGTCGGGTTGAGCGTGACTCCGCTGGGTAGTTGCACCTTGCGGTCAGTGTGAACCTCTGCTAATTCGCTGAGGTCTACAACTTCGCTGTGCATTTGGTCATTGACGAGGAATCGCTCCGGGCGCAGTTCTGCTCGCAGATGCTCCGGTACGAAATTGTCAGTGTACTCAATGGTCTCGTGGAAATCACGGTTGGTGTAGAGAGTATCACGTCCCTCTTGGCTCGGTGGGATGACTTGGATGCGACAAGCCTTATGGAATTGGTAATCCGCATCCATGGACTTGTTGCTCAAGTTAATGCGCCACTGCTTGATATCGTTGCTACCTTCCTCTGAACCGAGGAAGTATGCAGTACGAGAGACGGATGTCGGAGCCATCGGCTTGCCCTCGTTGCGGGTGTTAAGTAAGCAGAGAATCGAATCCCCATGCTCAAATCCGAACCAAGGAAGGTTGCTACCATCCACACGTTCGTTCGTGACCTTACCGTTGACATACCACATGCCTTCCTTGGCTGTGACAATCCCGATATGACCTTCGTCAATCGCACGGTCTCGGTTGCTCTTGTAGAGATTCAGCGCCGCCTCCTTGGCGTTTGCTCGCTGGTCTCTCGTGGTATCTTCGATACCGAGCAGCATACCAACATACGCTGTTGTCTCACGTCCAGAGGAACGACTGCCCCCTAGATTACGGGTTTCAATCACGAATTGTTCTGACCATTGACTTAGGTAGAACTCATCCTCCGCAAGAGGGTCATCTACGCTATACTCGTTCTTCAGCCAAGCCTTGAACTCGTTAGCCGCTTCTCCTACTTGCACACCGGTACGTTCTGCATAGCCTCGTAGGCGCTCAAGCACATCCGATGGCCATTTTCTATTTTCTTCATTTTCACTCATTTGGTTTTGCCTCCATATTTTTCTTCAACTTTGCTACAAAGTATTCCACAAACGCCAAGTCATCGTCTGGCCACTGCGTGGCTAACATGACGAACTCGCCGTATGTGAGCATGAATTTGTGCCAATCATCTTCACTCTCCATGAGTGGTTTGGCACGATAACGGAGTCCCTTGAGAACTCCAAGGCGACTGTTTCCTGACTCCAATGCCATGGTAAGCAGGGCAGTCACCTGTGGGAAGTCGCTACCCATCAGGTTTAGTGCAGCCCTGTTTAGGGCCGCAGTGTCACGCTTAAGGTGCTCCAGTAAAGCATCATCCGTATTCGGTAATGCCTCAAGCGTATCTATCGATTTCCTTAGGCTACCACTGGACAGTTGGTTCAGTGCATCAAAGTGCTCTGCCCATTGTTTAGGTAGCCCCTCTTCCTGTAGAATGTGATGTAGCCGAGAGTATGCCTCGGTGTTAGACAGCGGCTTGAATGTGTAAGTCATGCACCTGTCTCTGATTGCGCTGTGTATAGGGCCAATGTCATTGGCTGTCAGGATGAAGATTGCAGTGCCATGACTGTCTTCCATGACTTGACGTAGGGCCTTCTGCGCCGCAGATGTGAACTGGTCAGCCTCATCCAATACGAATACACGTCGGGATACACCTATCCCCTTCTGCTTGCTGGTTCGCTTGAGTTCTCTTACAGCGTCGATGCCTCTATCATCGCTCGCATTGGACTTGATGTAGTTGATAGGGTCAAAGAACTCACCCATCAAATCACGGGCAAGTGCATTGGCTGCACTGGTCTTCCCTGTACCCGGTGGGCCTACGAAGAGTAAATTAGGAGGACACTCATCCAGCGTCCATCCCTGAGCATGACCGACGAACTCATCACATCCCACCAGTTCGGTGAGAGTGTTGGGTCGGTACTTTTCTCGGTAAATCATGTTAACTCCTCTCTCTTTGTTATTTATAACCAAAAGTCTTCAGTGCCCCATTTCGATGAGGTCAGTTAGTTGAGAAACATCACTGTATCCCATGTTGTCATCTACGTACTCTAACGTGGCTCTCTTTACAGATAGGTCGCTCAGGCTGAACTCACCTATCTCCAGCATAACCACAAGCCCGTACTCATCTGCAGGTAACCAGTTCTGGCCTGCAAGCAGACCCTGTTGCGCAAGTCGCTGTCGCATGTGTTGAGCGGGGCCGAGCGGAACCTGTAGTTCGCCCACCTCATACATCTCGTACCCATCCATAGCAGCAAGGCGCACGTGAGTATTGAACTCATCGTCTTTCTTGATGGCGCTCACGAGCAGGTGGATATGGAATGCGTCTTTCAGAATCAACCAGCCACCATCGCCTCCAACGACCATGGGCCCCGGTGATGTAAGTCGGAGTCTCTCTTGTGCTTCCAGAGTCTCAAGCAAATGGCTGTAATCTACGGAGGCCTCTAGGAACTTTCCTGTCTTGACAGGGATAGTGAAATCCAAACGGTTGAGATATGCTACCCTGTCAGCGTAGGGTAGTTTGTGAATATCCCAATCATCACCGAGTGCCAATATATCTGTAACAAAGTGTAACTTACTGGCGTCTGCCTCTACTTCAAAGATAGCCTCGCTACCTGTGTATGGCAGACTACTTACTTTACCTACCACCTGTCTATCTCTATTGTATAGCACGCCCTTGAATGTCCCTTTCGGGAACTCAGTGATGTGCAGATAACGACGAGGCTTACTGATGACCTCTGCGTATACTTCACCCGGTGTGGTCATCTTATTCCACGCTCTATAGATTGGGCCCTTGAACGCTTGACCGGGTTGTACAGGGGTAGATACAGTCGTGTTCACCATCTGTTCACCGAACAACTTGGCCATCACTTCAGAGGGGTGCATAGTCTCAAGCATTCGTCTGATAGCAGTTAGGCTCTGAGCGTTGCCGTCAGTCAGGTAAGAAATAACCTGTAGGAATCTATCGATAGGCATCATGGGTCGCTCGTCCAATGCCCTTGACCAGAACAACAGTGCTTCTTTCTCATTCATTTTGCTGGCAATTTCAAGGAAGCCTATGTCTGGAATCCTGCCCATGAGATTGAGCGCATCCTTGACAGTCATCCCCTCGCCCCCATACTCAGGGGACTCAAGAGCCAGCAGAGGAACCATCGGTTTGCCTGCCAATGCCTCGTCCCATACGAGAGGGGAGATACTCAGTTTCTTACAGGCGTCATCACGAATCTCTCTGATGCTACTGAACTGTCGCTGGTACTTGGAGTAGCGTGGATACAAAATCTCAACCAATTCCTCCAAATCATCCTGTGCATTCTGTGTCGCTTGCCTAACAGTGTCAAGTATTTCACGGAAATAGGCAGAACGATTCTCCCTATCCACGAGGTATTTCCTATGCAATCGCCTGAGATTTTCAGCGATGTCTGCTGCCTCAGCCAGTAACATCTGTTTCCCTCAGTTCCGTGAGGGCATGTTCAATTGCTTTAACCAAAGAACTGGCATCTTCTTGACTCAGTCTCACGCCCTCTCTCGTGAAACCCTCACCATTCGGATGCTCTGATGTGCGTCTAACTCGGATATCGATTAGGGCAGGTCTCTCACCAATCGGGTCAGCGACACTCATGACGACCTCTGCCTTACCCTTCCACTTGGAAGAGGTAGCAGGGACACGCCACTTGATGGTCTGGTTGAATCCCCTCACTCTTCCTCACCTATCGCTTCAAATCGAACTACCGCTCCACGCACGTGTGGTGGCAATAGTGTTCCATAAAACGGACAGAATGTCCCTGTCACAATAATCTCATCACTCTTCTTCTCGTCTATAATCCCAATGATTTCAGGGCGAGACAGTGCAGTGAAGATAACCTTGTCTGATTTGTAAGACAACATCACATCATCTCCTGCAAGCAGGCCGTAATCGTATGGTTCCATAGGAACGGATGTGTCACACACTGGGCAGTCGATAACAACTGACCACTGTTCAACCTTCTCTATTTCACCATTAGGGAGCAGCATCTCTTCCTGACCATCAAAGGTCCATTTACCATCTTCCAATGGGAATGCTGCCAAAGGAGTTTCGCAACTGGGGCATGGCCATTGCTGGGCCGCCTGCTGTCGCATCATCATCTCCTGCATGTGTTGTTCCTGAGGACTCAATTGTTGCACATCAATGAGATTGACTTCGCTCTCATCAATCTCCCAATCAACACTCTGGAGCAACAGGCGCATCCTAATGCGGGCCTGCGCAGCCGTCGGGTTGTTATGCTGTTGTATCAACTGTAGGCTCTTCTCTCCAGTCCTCACATACGTGAGACCTAGACCTCCCGGTTCCCACATTCCGTTCATTCTTAGTCGCTCAAGTATCTGCTTAATCTCTATCTCAGGTGTAGTCTGTTCTTCCATAATTCCCTCTCCTATCTGTCATCCATATAATTGAATTGCAACACTTAACTGGCATCATCTTTGCATGAGGCATTATCAGAATAATCGTATCATCAGGTAATTCCGATTTGCACTCAGGGCAATGTTGACTGAAATGCTGTTTGGCATCAATGAGCATCAAGACCTGTTGCTCTTCATCGCCACCCCCCTGCCTCCTAACATTGTTAGGGACAGGAAGGGTGGCTCCGAGCAGAGACTCAGTGTGCCCTAAATAAGTCCAGTTGCCATCCTTGTCAATATCCTTGGCTTCCATGACCTCATTACTCAGTGCAGCACCTCCGAAAACATCGGGACATTCGCAAGGCGCTCGGCCAGAATGTTGGCAGAAGCGCTCTTGGTAGTGTGCAGGTCCTGCGTCTCGGTCATATCTAGTTTGTTGTACACATCCTTGGTCAAATCTCCGAGAACCTTGTGCACTGTGTGCAATCGGTCATGGAAGGTATTGAAGTTCATCGTGCTACCATTCAGTACAGCAGTCCCATCAGTCCAAGTCGGCTTGTGAGTGATTGCACCAGTCAGGATATTGTAAGCGTGGTATAGTGTTCCCTTATCCTCACCACTGACAGCGACCCAAGACTCAGAAGGCTTAGTCCATCCTTGTCCCATGAGTCTCCACATGTGGCCACGGTTAATGGATACCACATTGCCTTCATCATCACGCTTGAGTGTAGGCTTGGTAATCAATCCCTTTCGCTCACAAATGGTCATGAGTTTCTCAAAGGTATCACGGTTCACTTCAATCCCACGCATAGATTCCGCAACGATAATCTCATCCGCTGCGGCCTGAATGACCTCGCTGATTTTGTCAGCAAGGCTATCGAAATCGTAGTTGCCCAGCACACCCTTTGTGTGCTTGAGGTTAACCAATGTGGCACGGTCACCCATGACCATACCATTCGTACATGCCAAGCGCTCAGCCACTGCCTGAACCTTGAATGCAGAAGAACCATCCAAACTGTTGTGAATTGCAATTCCAATTCGGTAATCACCTGTCTTAACAAAGCCACGTTGTTGCCACTTGTCTCCAAGAGACCTACCTGCACTTTCCCAATCAACGCTGGTAGTTACGTCGCAGAAGCATGCTGCTCGCTTACCTTCGTCCCATGCAATCACTTGAGCAGGCCAACCCTTCTCGGCGGCCAAGTCAAGGACAGGGCCGAATCCCTTGCGGTAAGGCATAGGGTAGTAGGATGCACTGAATGTACCAAGGTAAGCACCTGCTGGTCGCTTCTCTTCAGCATAGTGCGGATTGAATATGTGATACGCCGCAGGTTCACCTGACGGACCATTCACACGGGCCACCGTTGCACCCATGCTGGTGTTCTCGTTGCTCTCGTGGACAACGAAGGCAGGCTTACGGACTGGGTCAAAGTCCCAATCAATACTCGCCTTCTCCTTACGACCACCTGCATACAGCATATCGTCGAATGGACCTGCTGGTCCCGCTTCTACTCCGTCTACAGTGATGGAAAGCGATGCTTCGTTAGACCACATGGGTACTTCGTCATCATTCTCTGCACTATCTCCCGGCATAGGCTCGTTGTTCTCCATGGCCATTACAATGTTCATGTGCTCATCAGTGACATGCAGTGGCGCATGCTGATTGATTAGAATGTCATCAATCTCTTGCCCACGGGCACTGTCATCAGTTCGCACTAACACTGCAACACGTCCGTTGCTGATTCGCTCTAAGCGACCCACTAATGTACGTGGTATACGGATGTGATTCACACCTACCATCGACGGGTATTCCACTTCTACAAGGTTCGCTGTGCTGCCTGTTACTTTTCCAATTACTACAATATCGTTCATCTCTCTCGTGTCTCCTATATCTCATCGGTTCTTTTGGTTTCCGATTCTCAGAGAAATACTTCTCTTTGGTATTTATAAGCAAAAGTATCTGGTGGCTTGTTTTCGGCAAAAGTCTAAGTCTGACTTTGCTCTGCGAACACCATGACCGCAGCGTTTGAGCAAGCATGGATGCTTCTCAAGGCTGCATACATGCCCCAGTCTCTTGATGAAATATTGGGACATGGGTCTTGGCGTGCTGCTGTAGAAGAGCCTGAAGACTTTCGTACAGGTCCTCCTCGTGTTACCAAGGTAGGTGGGCCATTCAATGTGGCCAGTCATATACTCGCCGGTAGATTAGCGGAGGAACATCCTGAACTGGTCGCCCCTGAAGAATTTGAAAGAGCACCGGGCGGCGCTCATGAATTACCAGAGGGGTGGGAAGTTGGTACAGGTGGGGAGCAGATGCGACAATACAATCCTTACCAAACATTCCCAGTGTTCACCACTCAAGCGAGAGGTACACCTATCCAAGGCGAGGGTGTATTCAGTAGAGAGAACAAGCCAATGAGGAGAGAAATTCTCATGGATTTGTATGAGCACTATCCACTGGCCCAAGCGATGAAACTATGGGATGCTAAGCCTGAAAACTGGGCGGCTATGGCACAAGGACAAAAAGGATTTGTACCACCTCAGATGATACCTGAGTTAGGTAGAAGAGGTATCCAGACTGACTTACGAATGATTGACCCGATGTTCGCTGACCCACAATCCTATCATGCTCGCCTAATACCACCTAGACTAATAGGACACGACCCTGCTCAGATTCGTAGAGTTGCCTCTGAGATTCCTACAGAGTCTGCTGACATTCAGGAGGTCATGGAACCGTGGTATCAGAGTGCTGACCAGTATCAGCAACTCAGTCCTGTCTCTTGGACCCAAGAGGAAATTCGTCAGGCTCTTGACCAGCAGGCTCAAGAGGCTGAGCAACACCTTTCCTCTGTACCCCGTGCAATGACCCGAATGGTTTAGGGTCAAGCACTTCCCATACTACATGAGAGATACCTGCTTTACCCGGTCTCTTAGGAAACGTACCTTTCTTATGCGATACATAGGTATCGTGGTCTAAGTTAGCCTCCGCTACATCTTTGAAGAAGTTCAAGCAAACCTGCTCAAATCCTTCTTCATCAAACCGACCATCATATATTCTTAGAATCTCATCCATTTGCTTCAGAATATGTTCGGCCTTCGTCAAGTCCCATCTACCATCAAACTCTTTCTTCATTCCTTCATACGTTGGCATAATCCTTTACCTCCATTTTCCATCCTCTCTCCTGCTTTAGTTTCTTGACCAGTTCACTGACCAATCCCTTACGCTGCTCCATGTCCCCACCGTCAAGGACAGCCTTGACAACCTGACGCTTACTCTCAACCACACGGTCAAAGTGTTCATCAACTGTTCCAGCAATCGATAGATACACTGCGTGTACGTGCTGGCTCTCTTGTCCGATACGATACACACGGTCTTCTGCCTGTTCCTCGTCGGTAGGGACCCACTCTCTTTCAATGAAGAGAACGGTGTCAGCCGCAGTGAGTGTGATACCTTCTTTGGCAGCAACAGTATTACAGATGAGCACATCAATCTCACCCTTCTGGAAATTATCCACAATGTTCTGCCGGTTCTTTGAAGACACGCTACCAGTAATGGTGTCTACATTCATACTTTGATACTGCTTTACAGCATTGAGTTGTTTGACCAAGCCACTAATTACATCACGATGATGAGCGAATACTACAATTGGCTTGCCAGTCTGTCGATGATAATCTGCTATCCAGTCAGTTGCAAAAGGTATCTTGGTTCTACCACAGATGTGCCTTAGGTCACTGAGCATGTTGAGCATCATGCCCGGAGGCAATGGCTCTGAGTTCAGGTAGTGGTCATTGATGCGACGGTCCCATTCCTCCTGAGATAAATCATATTCCTCTCGCTGGCTTTTAGTCAAATGGATAGGGAGGAAAGAGCGAGTCTTGGGTGGCAGTTCAGGAAGCACTTCGCTCTTGAGCCTACGAATACATAGGTCACGAGTACGCTCGTTCAGTTCCTTGACATGGCTGGCCCCATCAAAGTTCCATGACCAACCGTTGTGCCACGGGTCGCAATAACGCTGAGCGAAGTTCCAGAACGAAGAGAACTGTTCGGGTCGCATCAGGTTGAGTGTGTTGAAGAATTCCTTGGGCCTGCTTGAAATTGCAGTCCCAGACAAAGCGATGACTTTCGGAGAAGATTTGGCTACAGTCAATGTTGCAACAGTGCGCTTGACTGGCTTGTCCTTACTCCCTGAGTTCTTGAGGTAGTGGACCTCATCAAGCACCACGAGACGTGGGGCTATGCACATCAGTTCCGTTTGCTTCTTGTGCATCAGGTCGTAGTTGATGACCACGATGTCAGTATGCTTCACCTCATCCTTCCCCTTGCTGATGACTTGGACATCTTCGTTGGGTAGCCATTTGTTTAGTTCATTCTTCCAATTGAACTTGACGTTGGCTGGGCAGACGACAACCATGGGTCTGTCTTCTGGGTTGATGGCAGCATACCCGATGGCACTGATGGTCTTACCGATACCCATCTCATCACCAATCAAACACTTACCTCCGCTGGCCTCAGCGAATGCAACTGCTACCTTTTGGAATGGGTAGAGGTCAAGGCCTTCAGGGAACTTGCCTTCAAGTGCCTTGTTAATCTCATCCATTTTGCTGTCATTCAGAGAGGCTGCGCTTGACATCTCTACACGAGCGATACTTTCCTTGACATCTTTCTCAACGTCAGGGTTGTCTAAGATAGCCTTGGCCAAAGGTGCATAGGAATCCTCTAAGATACCGTGAAGGGTACGTGCTTGCACAATAGGAATAGACCAGCACTTCTCTTCTGCGTGGAACTTACGTCCGTTGATGCTGCGAACAGAAAGTCGAACTTTCTCTCTAAGCGATGAATTGGATAGGTATGGCCAGTGAAGGTAGAG